AAATTGATGTTGAAGAGGTTTCCATTTGAATGGTGGCGGTAATAAATTATTACGACTACCACTAATTAATGTTGGAGCTGTAAATTTTTGTAGTTCATTTTCAATATACCTACCACCAGTTTTTGGTATATGTATAAATAAAATATTTAAATCGGGATAATAAGGCATATATAATTATTATATAAAAATAATTATTATTATTTTTATATAATTATATATAATTATTAATAATTATTAATAATATTTTCAATATTTTTTAATTCATTAATATCATGATTTAAAAAAGTAATATTAGAATTTGTAGCTTTTAATATTCTTTCACTTATAGTTGATCTATAAGATCTTCCATTTATAACCACATTTTTGCCTCCCATTATAGCTTCAACTTCAATTGCTAATGAATTATTAGATAACCAAAGTAAGTTTGTTAAAGAAGATCCGTGAATATAAATAATTACATTATTATCATTATATAATTTTATTTGTTCTTCAAGTGTCATATTTTCTAAATGTTTAACACCATTAAAATTAGCATTAGTTTTTTTACAAAGATTTATTAAAAAATTTAATATTGTTTGTTCTTTATCGTTTGGATATGAAAATCTTCTTTGATTATCAGTTCTTTCAATAATAATTATATTTTTTTCTGTATGATTAACAGGAATAATATTATATTTATTTTTGAAATAGTCAATAAAATTTTTTAAATGATTATAAATAATTTCATCTGAATATAAAGTATTGTTTTTTGAAATTCTTCGATTTGGATAGTAGTCACCAGAATTCCAAGGTGATCTTTGCCAATTGTCATTTAGTATATAAAAAAAACAATCTTTAATAAAAATAGTATTAGAAGGATCTATATTATGTTCAAATATAGGGGGAAAGCTAGATATAGATTCAAAATATTTACCCCATGTTCCAGTATAAATATTATTTTGTTTACAAATATGTTTAAAATTTTGTGTTTTATACTTAATAAATTCATCTTTATATAAAAAAATTTTAAAATTGTTAAAATATGAAAATTTGTTTTTAATGTCAGAAATAACAGAGAATATAGGAAACACCTTATCTAAAACCATGTGTGAATAACAAGAATCTAAAGCAGTTGCAAATAATAGAGGATAATCATTTATATTTTGATTAATTTTAAAATTATCAAAATTAGTAATTTTATATCTTCTAACAAATTTATTAACATTACTTATATTTTCACTAATATAAAAAGTTCCGTTATTATAAATTACATTTTTAATATACAAAATGTCATTTTGTGGAATATCAATGTTTATAGAATTCATATAAATATATATATATATATATATATATATATATATATACATATATGAGCGAATTAGAATCTTGTATGTTTTATGTAATACATTATACAAAATTAGTGCATCGCAAACAATTTTTAGTAGAACAATTAAATAAAAGAAATTTAAATTATATTTTTATAGAAAATTTTGATAGAGAAATATTGTCGACTGATGACTATATAAAATTTACTGATAATTTAATAAAAAAAGCTAAAGGAGGTAAATGTGCTAACTTTTTAGCTCATATTGAAGCAATGAAAATGATAACAAAAAGTGAATATAAATTTAATATAATTTTAGAAGACGACGCAATTTTCAGTGACAATTTTAATGAATTTTTAGAAGAAAGATTAAAAGAATTACCAAGTAATTATAATATGTTTTTTTTAGGTGAGGGGTGTAATATGCATATCTCAAAATGCAAACTTAGAGAGAATATTTATATTTATAAAACTAACACAACCAGATGCACAGATTCATTTGTAATTGATAAACAAGTATGTGAAAATATAGTAAATTTCTATAATTTATCTTCTAATAAATCAATAAATCTTCCAATTGATCATTGGTTAAATTATGTAATACTAAAATTAAAATTAAATGTATATTGGCTTGAACCAACAATTGTTAAACAAGGTTCTATTACTGGTGGTAAGTTTAAAAGTGTTTTATAAAAATATTATAATATATATATGAAATTTAATTATAAAATAGATATGGTTGTAAGTAGATATAGAGAAAATGTAGAATGGATAAATAATTTTAAAGATATATCAAATTTAAGAGTATTAGTTTATGATCATGGTAATTCAAATAATCCATATAATATACCAAAAAATCTTGGTAATGAAGCAACTGTATATTTAAAATATATAATAGATCATTATGATAATTTACCAGAATATATGTATTTAGTTCATGCACATTATAGATCATGGCATCATAAAGGTAATTTATATGAAAGACTTGAAGAAGCAATAAAAGAAAACAAAATGTTTATTAATATTAATAATAAAGACTGGAAATATGAAGATGTTACAAGGCATCCTTGGTATTCAAAAATTATGGTTTTATGGAAAGATTATATAGAAGAATATATACCATATGAAAATTTAATTAATAAAAATTTTGTAAAAGATCATAAATCGTGTGCACAATTTTATGTAAATAAATCAAGAATTTTAAGATATCCAAAAATTTTTTATGAGAATTTATATAATTGGTTATTAACAACTAAAATTAGTTCATATGAGAGCAGTAGATATATGGAAAAACTATGGCATGTTTTTTGGGAAGATAAAGATAAAATTTTAAATTAATAAGTTAAATATTATATAATTTAAAATTATATATTATTATTATTATGTTATGTTCTGGACATGAATTTATGAAATTAGCAGATATTTGTATAAGAAAGCAAGGATTAATAAATGAATTACGAAATGGAATAAAATATGAATTAAATTTAGAAAATTATTCAAATAGTGATTTGGATAACTTAAAATCTAGTAGAATTATTTTTATAAAAACAGATTTTATAGTTGAAACATTCGATAAATTATATGAATATTTTAATAATGGTGTTATTATAATAACACATAATAGTGATTATGCTATTGGTAGAAATATTAATGTTTATTTAGATTTACCAAAAATTTATAAGTGGTATTGCATGAATAAATTAATAAATCATAAAAAACTACAAGCAATTCCAATTGGAATTGCTAATCCACAATTTAAACATGGTAATATAAAAATAATAAATGACATTAAAATATATAAACATATTATAAAAAATAATTTATTATATTGTAATTTTAATGTAAAAACAAAATCTGAGCATAGATCTCCTATTCGTGAATATTTACTAAACAAAGGATATATTTTTGAAACTAATATTTCACAAAATGATTATTTATATAATTTATCAAAATCAAAATTTGTATTATGTCCACGTGGAGGTGGACCAGATAGTCATCGTATTTGGGAGGCATTATATTTTAATTGTATACCAATTATTGAAAAATATGAAAATGTTTTTGATGATTTTAAGGATTTGCCAATATTATTTATTGATAATTATAGGCAAATAAATAATGAATTTTTAGAAATTGAATATAATAAAATGAGTAAAATGTCCTTTTCTATTGAAAAGCTATATATAGATTATTGGAGAAAACAATTTGAATTAGATATTAAATCTATTCCAATTAATATGGAAAATAATATAAAATTAAGTATAAATGAAAATAAACCAAAAAAAATTACATCTGATCTTAAATATAGAGATGATTTTAATATATTTGATAAGAATATTAGAAAACGATTAATTTCATTTGGAAATGAACGTTTTAAAAAATCAAGAGAAAGAATAATAAATGAAGCAAATAAAATTGGAATTTTTGATGAATGTATATGTGAGAAAGAAAATATATTAGAAGAAGATGGATTCAAAGAAGTTATAACTAAGTTATCTATATCAGGAACCGGTCGGGGATATTATTGGTATATGTGGAAACCTTATATTATTTATAAACATTTAAAAGATTTAAGTGACGGTGAAATATTATTTTATTGTGATTCTGGAATGATGATACCAAATACAAATACAACAAAATTTAAATTTATAAACATGTTTAATTTAGTATGTGATATTAGTTTATGTCCAACAGGAATAGCAACATTTATTACAACTGGACCAGAAAAAGATCGTATTGAAAAACAATTTACTTTATTGCAAACACTAAAATGTTTAGGTGTTGAAAATAATGAAGATATTATAAATAGTCAACAATGTCAAGCTGGTGTTACAATGATTTATAAATGTGAAAAAAGTGTTGAAATAGTAGAAAAATGGTATAATTTTATACTAACAAATCCAGAAATTTTTATAGGAGATTATAGATATTGTAAAATGGAAAGAATGAATCAATGCCCCGATTTTAAAGATCATAGACATGATCAAAGTGTTTGGTCTATATTGTGTAAATTATATGGTGTAACTATTTTAACACATGATAAAAATCCTATGTATCAATCACACGCACGTGAATAAAAAGAATAAAATAAAATATTTATAGAAATTTAATTACGATTACCCTAAAAAATTGAATGAAAATAATATAGATATAAATAATTATATATCTATATTAAATGAAACAATGGCAATTTAAATTATTTGAGTTTGATATACGAGACGAATATGATAGTTCTGAAACAAATGAATATATTTCGGGAAAAGATAATAAAAGATTTATTGTTCAAATGTTTGGTATTGATACCGAAGGAAAAACAGCTTGTATATTTGTAAAAGGTTTTGATCCATTCTTTTATGTGAAAGTAGGAGATGATTGGTCTGATTCAGATATGATGGAGTTAGTTAATCATGTAAAAAGTAAAATGGGACCATATTATGGTGAATCATTAGTTAAACCTAGACTAGTAAAACGACATAAATTATATGGTTTTGATAATAAGAAATTACATACATTTGTTCAGCTAAAATTTAAGAATATGCCGGCATTAAATAAAGCAAAAAACATTTGGTATAAAGATACTATGTCAAATGGTGTATTTCAGAGAAATCTAATACGGGGGGGTATTGATTTTAAAGAAATTAAATTGGAAATATATGAATCACAGATACCTCCACTACTTCGATTATTTCATATAAAAGAAATTAGTCCATCAGGATGGATAGCAATGTTAAAAGAGAAATTCACGAAACATACAAAATTAACAACTACATGTGATTATGAGTTCTCAATTAATTATAAGGACATTTATGCATTGCCAAATTTGGAAAGAAGAGTTCCATATAAGATATTAAGTGTTGATATTGAGGCATCTAGTAGTCATGGTGATTTTCCACTACCAAAAAAAGGTTATAAAAAATTGGCAACAAATATAGTTGATATTATTAGGAATAATGAACCAACAGAAGAACTTATGAAACGTTGTGTATATACAGCATTTGATCTAGATAATTTGAAGAATGTAGATAAAGTATACCCTAAGCTAAAAAATAAGGGCAATAGTGGGTCTCCACCTATAGAAGAGAGTGAAATAAAAGAGGCATTTGATGAATGGATAAAAGTTTATCCGGCAGCTTATGCAAAAATTAAATTTGAAGAAGAATTTAATAATCAATTATTAGAAGAAAATGAGAAAGATGAAGAAGATAATGAATTAGAGAAGGATTTATCTGATTCGGGCGGAGGGGAGGAACCCCTAGTAGAAAATTTTGGTTTTAAATTTACTAAGAAATCTGCAAAAAAATATACAAAAAAAGATGCAACAATTATTGATATGTTAAAAGATCCAGATGCAGAACGAGATACTAAAATTCAAGAATTAACCAATACATTAAATATGCATTTTCCGGAACTTGAAGGAGACCGAGTAACATTTATAGGATCATCATTACGATTAGATGGTGAAGATAAACCATATCTAAAACACTGTATTGTAGTTGGTAGTTGTGATCCAATTAATAATGTTGTTACTGAAAGTTATGATACAGAACGAGAAGCATTATTGGCATGGACTGCATTTATGCAACGAGAAAATCCGGATATTGTAATTGGATATAATATTCATGGTTGGGATTTTGGATTTATGTATGAAAGAAGCCAGGAATTAAATTGTGTGAATCAATTTTTGAGATTATCGCGTAATAAGAATGAAGTTTGTTTGAAAAAAGATTGGAAAACTGGAAAAGAAAATATTGAAGAAAATAGTTTATTTATTGCAAGTGGTCAATACGATATTAAATATTATAAAATGACGGGTCGATTACAAATTGATTTCTTGAATGTATTTCGTAGAGAAGAACAATTACCATCATATAAATTAGATTATGTATCTGGACATTTTATTGGTGATAATATAAAAGATATATTATATGATGAAGAAAAAAATGTTTCTATTGTAAAAACAAAAAATTTAATTGGTTTAGAAAATGAAGATTATATCGTAATTGAAGAAATTGGACATTCAACTGATCTATATCAAGAAGGTAAAAAATTTCTAATAAAAAATTTACAGAACGATTCATTTGAAATTGATGGTAAAGTTACACCAGATAAAAGTAAAACTCTAAGATGGTGTTTAGGAAAAGATGATGTAACACCCCAAGATATATTTCGTTTAGCAAATGAAGGTCCAAAAGGTAGGGCTATAGTTGGTAAATATTGTATTAAGGATACAACATTAATTCATGATTTAATGAGAAAAGTAGATACAATAACTGGATATGTAGAAATGTCAAAATTATGTAGTGTGCCGATGAATTTCTTAGTAATGCGTGGACAAGGAATTAAGTTAACATCATATGTTGCAAAAAAATGTAGACAAAAAAATACATTGATGCCTTTAATTGAAAAATCTATGGATGATGAAGGTTATGAAGGAGCTACAGTATTAGAACCTAAAACAGGATTATATTTAGATAATCCTGTTGCTTGTGTTGATTATAGTTCATTATACCCATCATCTATTATTAGTGAAAATTTATCTCATGATAGTAAGGTATGGACAAAAGAATATGATTTGGAAGGTAAATTATTAAAAGAATGGGGCGAAAAGGATTTATCTGGAGAGGGGGATTTGGGGTCTCCCCAATATATATATGATAACTTAGAAGAATATGAATATGTTGATGTTACATATGATACATTTAAATGGATAAGAAAAACACCAAAAGCAGCAAAAACTAAAGTATTATCTGGATATAAAATATGTAGATATGCACAGTTTACAGATGGTTCAAAAGCAATTTTACCGGCTATTTTAGAAGAGTTATTAGATGCAAGAAAAGCAACTAAGAAACAAATGAAAAATGAAAAAGATCCATTTATGGAAAATGTTTTAGATAAGCGTCAATTATCAATTAAAATTACGGCAAATTCATTATATGGACAAACTGGTGCAAGAACTAGTAGTTTTTATGAAAAAGATGTAGCAGCATCAACAACTGCAACTGGTAGAAATTTGTTAATGTATGCAACAAAAGTAATAAAAGATAATTATGGAAATGCAATTGTTGAAACAAAAGATTATGGTAAAGTAAAAACTAAAGCAGAAGTAGTTTATGGAGATACTGATAGTGCATTCTTTACATTTAATCTACACGATATGGATGATAATCCTATAATAGGAAAAAAAGCGCTAATTATAACTATAGAATTAGCACAGGAAGTTAGTAAAATAGCAAAAAAAGGATTGAAAAGCCCACATGATTTAGAATATGAAAAAACATTCTTACCATTTTGTTTATTATCTAAGAAACGATATGTTGGTATGTTATATGAATTTGATCCAGATAAATGTAAGCGTAAATCTATGGGGATTGTTTTAAAACGCAGAGATAATGCTCCTATTGTAAAAGATATATATGGCGGTGTAATTGATATATTAATGAAAGATAATGTTGTTCATAAAGCAGTTACTTTTGTGAAAGAAACATTAAAAAAAGTTGTTGATGAAGAATATCCTCGAGAAAAACTAATTATTACAAAATCATTACGATCTACGTATAAAAACCCAATGCAAATAGCACATAATGTATTAGCATTGAGAATGGGAGAAAGGGATTCGGGAAACAAACCAGGACCAGGAGATAGAATACCATTTATATATATTAAATCTGATAATAAAAAGGCCCTTCAAGGCGAAAAGATTGAAAATCCAAAATATATTTTAGAGAATAACTTGAAAATAGATTATGGATTTTATATAACAAATCAAATAATGAAACCTTTACAACAATTATTTGCATTAGTTTTAGAAAATATGGAAGATTTTAGATCTAAAAGAGGAAGACAAGATATACTGAATCCTCATGGATCTTGGAAAAAAGATATAGATAAATTGCATGAAAAGTGGGAAGATGAAGAAAAATTCAAAAAAAAATATGAAGAATTTAGGTGTAAAGAAGTGAAGACTATATTATTTGATCCATTTATTAAAATGCTGAAGTAGAATGGAACCGTCATATCTAAGAGTTTAATTTTTTATTTATATATTATATAATGACTAGAGGAAGAACAATACGAAGATATAAAAAGAAAATGTTTAGGAAACGAAAAAAAAGAACTGAGAGAAAAAGAAAAAAAGTTAAAAAAACTAGAAAAAATATGAAAAATATGAAAAATAAATCAAGTATTAAAACATCATCTAACAATAGTAGAAGATCATCTAGCAGTAGTAGAAAATCATCTAGCAGTAGTAGAAGATCATCTAGCAGTAGTAGAAGATCATCTGAACGTTCATATTCAGGAACTTATATACCGGGAACACGTTTTAGTCAAGAAAGTGTTCATAGTAGTGATAGTGAAGACACTATTGAAAGAAAGTTAACGAGACTTGGACTTTAATTTAATTGTGATAATTATTTAGAAGACACAATCGCTCTCTATAATATCCTGATTAATTTGTTGTAAAAATGTATAAAATGTAATACCTGAATTATTTATAGATAAATAATTATTTTTTAATTTATTATAATTATGTTCTCTGTCATAACCATTTGATCCGCCATCATGGCGATAATATATCATATTACTTTTAGGATCAATAAATGCAACTTTACAATGTCCCATACCTTCGTATTTTAAGCCAATATCAGTTATATTTATATTATCTTTTATATACATTTCTTTTAGTTTAAGAATATTATCTATACTAAAAAGTTGCCAATTTTTTATATAAATTTCTTGAGTTGATGATTTAATTTTTCTATAAAAATTTTTTATTTCTTCAGATAAAGCATTATCTAATAATAGTAATTTTTTTTCTAATTCATATGTATCTATAACAATATCAGTATTTTCAGTTCGCCTCATAAATGGTTGCATATTAGATTCATAATTTGGATAACTAATATCAAAATTAATATTGATTGGCTGGTTATTGTCTAATGAGTGTGACATGTAATTATAATATTATTATAAATAATATTATAAATAATATTTATATTATTTATATTATTTATATTATTTATATTTTAATTAGAGTTATTATTGCAAATACCCAAAAGTTCTAGTATATATAGATAATAACTATTCAGTGATTGAATTATTATGAACAGATAATTCAATATTAATATTACCTAAAAAATTTTCATCTGAAGTTAATTCATTTGAAATAATATTTGCTAATTGATCTGAAAAACTATTTTCATTAATTTCATTATTTTGACTAGTAGTGTGATTATCACTGCTAGTTGCATTATTATTGCTAGTGGGAGTAGTATCACTATTATAAATTTGAGATCCAGAAATTTCTAAATTATTACTATTATCACGTATATCATTTCGACATAAGGGACAACAAACATTATTTTCAAACCATTGTAATATATGATTTGGCATAAATATATGTTTGCAAGCTCTTAATTGTATTACGTCATCATTATTACTAAAATCTTGTTGACTAATTGGACAAGATAAATTTAATGGTTGATGTATCATTTCAAATTTTGTTTTTTCTATAGCTAATTCAATTTGTCTATATGATGGTCTTACTATAATTGGTTCGTATAAACTTTCTATAGGCATTCGAGAAAAAGATATATCTCTCCATATACGTCTTATTGAATTAACGGGTCTTTGATTGGATGTTCTTTGGCTATTTCTAAGATTTGAATATGGATTACTTCTTTGATTACTTCGGTAATTAGATTGTTGATTATTGTTTTCAAAAATATTAGGTAATATATATTGTGAAATATTCGGTTGTATATATCCAGATGGTCGGGTTGGTATATTATGGCGGCTTAATATTTCATTAAAAGATGTTTGTTGATTATTAATAATTTCTATGATACTATGCATTGATGTATTTGATGCATTAACAAAATCCATGTAAGATGTTATTAATCGATTTTCCATCGGAGAAATGTTATTTATATTATTATTCATTATTATGTATAATAATAAAAAAAAAATATGTTTAAATATATACTTATATTTAATTAATAATGGAATTCTATTATGAGAAGTATAAAGATAAAGGATTAACTGGATTAGCAAATGTAGGTAATTCATGCTATATTAATTCCTGCATGCAATTATTATCACATACTTATGAATTGAATGATTTTTTACATAACTTAGATAAAAAAAAAATTAACAATAATATAGAATCTGTTATTTTAATAGAATGGAATAATTTACGTGAATTAATGTGGAGTGAAAATTGCACTATTGCACCTCATGGATTTATAAAGGGTTTACAACGTGTTTCTATTGAAAAAGAATGGAATATATTTTCCGGATTTATGCAAAATGATATTACTGAATTTTTATTATTTGTAATTGATTGTTTACATTGCAGTCTAAAAAGAGAAGTAGACATGACAATTACTGGTAATATTAAAAATAATGTAGATATATTAGCTAAAGATTGTTATAAAATGATGCAAGATATGTATAAAAAAGAATATTCTGAAATATTAAATATTTTTTATGGTATATCTATTACACAGATAAAGTCATATGAATCTAATGATATTCTAAGTAGAACATATGAACCATTTTCAATATTAACACTTTCTTTACCAAATAAAAATGTTACTGATATATTTGAATGTTTAGATTTATATGGTAGTGACGAAGAAATGAAGGGCGAAAATGCATGGTTCAATGATAAAACAAATAAAAAAGAAGATATAAAAAAAAATATAATATTTTGGAGTTTGCCAACTGTATTAATTATAGATTTAAAAAGGTTTAATAATTTTAATCAAAAAATTACTTCTATAGTAAATACACCAATTAACAATGTCGATTTTTCAAAATATGTTCATGGTTATAATTCACAAGAATATATATATAATTTATTTGGAACAAGTAATCATTCTGGAGATGTTAATGGTGGACATTATACAGCAAATATTAAAAATCCAAATGGTAAATGGTATAATTTTAATGATACACATGTTAATGAAATATTAGAAAATAAAGTAATAACACCACATACATATTGCTTATTTTATAGAAAAAAAAATAAGAATTAATTATATACAATGGAAATAAATATGAATTCAATTGTAGGAATGCCAACTACGAATGATATGGCTTATTTTGATAATATGCAAGTTAATCCAATAATGATAACAATAATATTAGTAATAATAATATTATATTCTATATTATTTTCATCTTTAGGAAGCACTGAAAAAATTGTTACAAATAATAATAAACCAGCTAATTTTTTAGGAACAACTATGGTAAGTATATTTTTAGTTTTAATGTTAATAAATGGGTTTAATTATTTTTTTGATATAAATATTATAACAAGTATAAAAGATATTTTTTCTAGAAAACCTGAAATAGATATTGTAGTTGAAAGTGATAATATTGATACTGACATTGTTCCAGAATCAAAATATATTAAACAGGTATATCATATACCCGGAAATAATTATACATATAGTGATGCAAAAGCGATTTGTAAAGCTTATGGTAATAGATTAGCTAATTATAAAGAAATTGACGCCGCGTTAGATAGTGGTGCAGATTGGTGTAGTTATGGATGGTCACAGGATCAGATGGCCCTATTTCCTACTCAATACAAAAAATGGAAAGAATTACAAAAAGTAAGTGGACATGAAAATGATTGTGGTAGACCGGGGATAAATGGTGGATTTATTGATAATCCAAATGTTAAATTTGGTGTAAATTGTTTTGGATATAAACCAATAATAAATTCTACCGAATCACAATTAATGAATGATATGCCATTATATCCAAAAACTCAAAAAGAAATTAATTTTGATAAAAAAGTAAATTACTGGAAGACTAAAATTCGAGATATATTAATAGCACCATTTAATAATAAAAATTGGGATATGAGTGCCTTTTAATAAGCTGTTTTACTTCTATAGTTTTCTAGTTTTTTTTCGTTTCTTTTGTTCTTTTTTTTTAGTTTTTTTTTTTTGGTTTGAAGATTTTTTAGTAATATTATCACTACTAACAAGTTCAATTAATATTGAATAAGTTTCATCATCTATACATTCTTTACAGTGATTATATAATATCGCATTATGTGTTATATCATTTTTATTTATGAAAACATTATATGGTATTATTAAATTTTCTAATGAATTTTTTTTTAAAATTGGAAGATATTTTTCAGAATTAGATAAGATATCAGTTAATTTATGTCCAAATAATTTTGAGTTTCTCGTATTTAGAGAACAGTTATTCATACATATAATATATATTATTCTTAATATATATTATATTTAACTAGTATTAATTATTAAATCTTTTTATTTCCTTAATAGTTTTAATATTTCGTTGAGATTTTATAAAGTTTATAATTTCATCCACTGTATTTTCATTATTAAAAAATTTAATTAAGCATTCATATATAAATTTATATGTTAATGGTTGTGAATAATTCATATCAAGAAATTTTATCTTACCATCACTAATACGAATTGTTACATTATCTAAATCATTGTTTTTAATATATTCGATAATATTTGTATTATATTTTACTTTTTCTTGTTTATAATATTTAATTTTTTCATTTAGTTCTTTTATACTATTATCTAATTTAACCCAATTTTTAATATTTTCTTCTAAAGACATTCAATATTAATATTATAAATTATTTAAATTATAATATTAAAGATTTAGAAAATTATCTATCTTCTTGAACGACGTCTCTTTAAGGATCGTTTTTTTCCAACTAATCTTTGAAGTGCTAAAAGACTAAATGGAAGAGCGGCGGCTTTTAACGCCATATTTCCTCCTTTTTTATGAGATTTACGTGATTTACGTGATTTACGTAATTTACGTGATTTTTTGCCAGATTTTTTATGTTTTCTACCACCAGTTAATTCGTGTCCAACTAACGGTTTATGGGTAGATCCCCCGCGTTTACTGCGACGATGTTTGCGTCGTTTACGACTTCCTCCAACTACAGCACTTTTAAATTGTTCTAGTAAATTCATCTTGTATATATTAAAATGAGAAAAAATTTATTATATTAAGAAAAAGATTTATTACGTATTAATAATATAAATATCCCTAAATGTAATAAAAAACTAATTATTACAAAAATTAATGATAAATATATATAAGGATTTATTTCTTTTATTAAAATACTTATAATAGGATTTAAAATTGGATTAATAAATTCCTTAATATTTTGTTTAATATCTTCTCTCTTTAGGAGTATTAAACATTCTTCTAAAAATTCATTTCTCATTAAAATATTAATTCATAATATTTTTTAATATTTTGCGTGTTAATAACAAGTAAATTTTCCTTTTATCCTATAATGGAAAATATTATAGAACCTACCAGTAATTTCGATTTTAGTCAACTAAATTTAGAGAATCCATCTCCATTACAGGGTGGAAATTTTTTTACAAAAATAAATTACACAGATAAAAAATTACCCTTATATATACAATTACCTAAATGCAAAACAAAACAAGGAATTATTAAAAATACAACATCAAAAAAATCATTTGTAGATTTATTATATAATTTTTACGATTATGACTTAATATCATGGTTTGAAGGTCTGGAATTAAAATGTAGAGAACTTATTTTTGAAAAAAAAAATATTTGGTTTCAATCTGAAATGGATTTAGATGATATTGAAAATATGTTTATTTCACCAACAAGATCCTATAAATCTGGGAAAATGTTAATTATTAGAGCACATATTCCATATACAAAACAAATTAAAAAAGATTATTGTATGATATATGATGAAAATGAAAGAATTATGGATACAAGTGATATAACCAATGAAACTGAGGTAATACCATTAATTTGCGTAGATGGAATAAAATTTTCATCTAAAAGCTTTCAATTAGATATTAATTTACCACAATTGATGGTTTTGCGTGTTCAAGATGAAATAAAAAATGGTTTTATGATTAAACATCAAACACCTGATCCCTGTTCAGATAATTTAGAAAACTCTATAACTGAAGAATTACCTATTAAAAATAATTTAGAAAATATACTAGATGAAAGTGATATATCTGAAAAAAAAATTACTTTAGAAGTAAATGAAGAATGTATTAAAAATAATTTGAAAGATAATAAAGAAATGTCAAATAAAAATTCTTTAGAAATAACTAAAGATTTAGAAACAAGTAAACATTTAGAAACAACCAAACCTTTAGAAACAAATAAAATTTTAGAAACAAATAAAAATTTAGAAACAAATAATATTCTAGAAACAAATGATGCTTTGCATGAAGTTAACTTAGATGTAAATGATATAAATGAAACTATATCATTAAAAAAACAAAGTGAAGTATATTATGAAATATATAAAGCAGCAAGGGAAAAGGCAAAACACATGAGACAAGCTGCAATTGAAGCTTATTTAGAAGCAAGAAATATTAAAACAAAATTTATGTTAGACGATATAGGAGAATCGGATGATAATATTAGTAATTTTTCTGAAGATGAAGAAAACTCGGAAAAACCTACATGACTTTAGCAAAAATTATATGTAATTTTAAAAATATTTTATCATTTATTTTATATATATGAGTTATCTAAAAAATTTACCAGATATATTCAACAAAGTAAATAAAAATTCTTTATTACTTTTTGTTGGTTTATTAGCTGTAATTGTAGTTTTAATGAGATATAATGTATTTAAAGGGATGTTTTTTAGTGGAATGACAAATTCGAAATCTAATAATAATTCCGGAGGCGAAAATTTGGCAATGGGCGGTGTTGAGCCAGCAATGCCAGCTGGTAAGAATGAAGATCATGCAAAAGTTAACGGCATAGATACTATTACTCATGGATTACCCTCTAATTGTGATAGACAACAAGTAACTAATCCAGCTGATTTATTACCAAAAGACTCTAATAATGATTGGGGTGCTTTTACTTCCCAAGATGGTGGTGAATTAGCAGGTGTTAATTTACTTAAGGCTGGTTACCACAGTGGAATTGATACTGTTGGATCTAGTTTAAGAAATGCTAATCTTCAACTTCGACCGGATCCTCCTAATCCTCGAGGGCAGCCTGGTCCATGGATGCAATCAACAATTGAACCTGACCAGCATCAACGGGTATTAGCATAATAAAATTTTGATTATATATTATTTAATTTTATAAAAATAATATATATATATGAGTATTGATTTATTAAGTATAATAATTATTGTATTAATCATAATAGTTTCATATCGTATATATTATACTTCTGATATATTTCAACTAAAATGTATAATTTCAGATGTAGATGGAGAGAGATATTGTGTGCGTGAACGTAATAAATTGTCTTTAGCAGCTGATAAATTGGCTAATGTTAATAAAAATATGAAACTTGTTGTTGAATATTGTTCTAAAAATTATCCTAATAATGAAAATATTATTAGATTGAAAAATAGATTTAATCCAAAAAAAATTATGGAGACTTTGCCAACTAGCGAATATACTGCGTATAGTGAGAATAAAGGAGAAAAATTAGCCTTCTGTTTAGATAAAGAAAAGAATGATCCTGGAAAATTGATTGATATAAATACTTTAACATTTGTTGCATTACATGAATTAGCTCATGTAGCTTCAGAAAGTATTGGACATACACCAGAATTTTGGCAAAATTTTAAATTTTTATTAATTCAAGCAGAAAAGTTAAATATTTATAATCCAGTTGATTATAAAAATAATCCACAAAATTATTGCGGTATGACTATTACTGATAATCCATATTATGATGTTAAATGAATAAAGGATATATCTTAAACTTCCATATGGAAAATAGTTTCGATATTATTATTATTATTATTATTATTATTATTATTATTATTATTGTCACGATTCCAAATTGTTATATTAACTAATGAATCTAATATTATTGTTTCTTCTAGATAAAATTTATTAGAAATATATGGAAAAAAAGTATCACATTCTATTTTTTTATTAATATTTGTTTTATAAATTTTTTGAATATAATTTAGATCCAAAAATTGTCTATATATACTCTCTCCTCCAATAACCCAAACTTCATCAAAATTCTTATTATTACAAAAGTTTATACATTCTTCAATAGTTTTAAATACGTGTATATCTTTTTCTTCTTTTTCTTTATTTACTTCATTCAGAGAAGTAGATAATACAATATTTACTCGACATGGTAATGGTCTTCCAATACTTAAATAAGTATTTTTTCCCATAATAATAGCATTGTTGCCTGTACCTTTAGTTAATTTAGAAAAATTTTGCATATCTTGTGGTATTTTATCCCATGGTAACTTATTATCTTTACCAATACCATTATCATTACAAACAGCAACTATAATATTATAATGCATATATAGTATTATATTATTATTTTAGTTTTATATTATGAAAGGTTATATTGTTTATATTTTATTATATAAAATATAATAATATTTTATATGTCTGAAATATTCAAACTATGTTATTTAAAAAATAATATAATAGAAAAGATAGATGTCTATAGTGGAGATGCTAAACAGAGTCAATATAAAGAAGAAGAAGACAGTATAATTAGTGAAGTAGAGAGTAATGGAAATATAGAGGTTTCGTCCACACCAACAGTTAGTTTCTTAGATAGAAAAATTTATATAGATGATACTATTGAAAGTGTAAAAAAAAAAATAATAAAAAATAATAATATTGCATTTGAAGAAATATATCTATTTTGTTATTATAAAGGTAAATTAGATTCGGCATCAGTATATCAATTTTTGACACAAAACAATAAATTGGATTTAAATAAAATTATCTTGCAGCAATTTTTATCAAATATTAATTCTACTCAAAAACTAGAAGATAAGGAAATATATACTTATGATGATATATTAGAGTTACAATTAGATCAAAAAGAATTCTTAATACACCAAGCATTAGGTCATAAATTTGTTGCCGGTGATTTACAATATCCTTTTACTATAAATCCATATAATGTTGTCGAATTTGATACATTTTTAGAAAAATATACAGATGAATTACTTGGATCAACTAACAAAACTCTATTAATGACATATAAAATAAATAATAATATAATTTATTTTTGCACAGCAAACGATATTTTGAATAGTATGAAAGATAAAGTATTACCTATATTATCTTCATTAAAGATATATTTTCCTTATTTAATTCAGGAAGAAATAACTTCTTTAGAATTATTAAATAATAATAAACAAACCTTATTAGAAAAATCCCAAAAATTAATTAATAAAGAATTTGAAAGAAATGAAGAAAATATAAATCTTTTTCATAAAATATATGAAAAAAGAGTAACGGAATATCAATATATAAATGAAGGAATTAATAAAATAAATTTAATTATAAATTCGAATAATATATATAATTTACCACTTGATGCAATATTTAAAATAATACATGCAACCAAGACTATTCCTCTTATAAAATATAATCCATCCAAAAAAATGGAAAATATATATAGATTATATACCGATAAAGTTACTACAACTGGAAAAAAAATACCGTATTTGAGTAAATCTAATATTTTTAAATTAATGAAAAATATAGGTAAAACAAAATCTGTTGCATGCTATATTGAATACGTATATCAATATAATATTATTCCAATTTTTTGTGAATTTTATAGTAATGCTAGTATATCTATTTCGATTGAATTTAAATCACCATTTAAGTTATCTTCAATTTCCGATGTAATAAAAGATGGGATTAATCCTATAATTAATAATATTAATAATACTTTACAGCAAACTGGATATAGTATACAAACATTTTCTTCATTATATGATTCTAATACTGATATAGTAGATATTGAATATCAATGTTCATTGGAAATTGATAAAATAATTAATTTATCAAAAATTATAGGATGTGTTTCCTCTATTTTTAATGTTGAAGAAGGTAATCTAAAAAATGGAATAAGTATGAGATATAAAAGAGTTTCAAATTATAATGAAATGGATAGCCTAGAAGCTTTTATTTTAGATCTTTTAAATAAAGAAAAACAAGAAGATGAAATTATTGAAGTTATAACAAAAAACTTTGGTATAAGTGATACTCAAGCCCGGATAAAGTTAGCAGAAGTCATTAGTTCAGTTGGTGTTGTTAATAATTTATATAAAAAAAAACAAATCAAAATAAAAAATAGTCCCGGATTTTTAACAACTATTAAACAAGAAGATTATCAAAATAATATAATAATAACTATTAATGGTATTAATAATATATTATATTTACAGATAATACCAATTTATTTAGATTCTTTAATTAGAATTACACAAAATCCAGAATCTACTGGAGTGCCAATTAATGAAATTAATAGATTATGTCTTAAAACAAAAATAGTTGATAAAGAAACCGTTGAGGAAATTGTTGCTTCAGGTGAAAAACCATATCCAGAAAATAAAAAATTAAGTATAGTTGCTCAAGAATTAGTATTTGAAACCAAAGAAAAAAAACAAGCTTCTGAAGAAAATAATCTACTTGATATACTAATGGGTTCTGATACAGATGACGATGACGATGACGATGAAGATGATGATGACGATGAAGAGCTCAAAGTAGATGATCCTATTATAGGAGGTGTAGGGGAGTCATCTGATATGGGCATAAAATTTGGTTCTGACATTGATTCTGATGATGATGATGAAACCGAAATAAAATTAGGATCTGAATTAGAATCTGAATCTGAATCTTTATTAAAATCTGACGAAGATGATGATAACAATGAGAAAGATGAAATAAAAGTAGGTTCTGAAATAGAATCACTTGATGGATCACCTGTTAAATCACCTGTTAAATCACCTGTTGAATCACCCGTTGAATCACCAGTTAAATCACCTGTTGAATCACCAGTTAAATCACCTGTTGAATCACCAGTTAAATCACCTGTTGAATCACCCGTTGAATCACCTGTTGAATCACCAGTTAAATCACCTGTTGAATCACCTGTTGAATCACCTATAACTCCTTTACAGACTACGGCATCTGATAAATTAATTAAAGATATAACAGGAGAATCTCTTTCTAATCCTAACCCTTTTTATAAACGATTAGAAAAAAGACAACCAGCGCTTTTTTTATCTGAACATGATGCTAAACATAATGCATATTCGCGGTTATGTCCATGGAATTACAGAAGACAGCCAGTAATATTAACAGATAAAGAAAAAGAAAATATTGATAAAAATCATCCAGGTTCTTATGATGAAGCAATAAAATATGGAATTACTAAAGATAAAGAATATTGGTATATTTGTCCCAGATATTGGAGTTTAAGAGATAATGTTAGTTTAACGGAAGAAGAAGCTAAGTCTGGTAAATATGGAAATATTATTCCAAAAGATGCAAAAGAAGTTCCCCCAGGCGCAACTATTTTTGAATTTAATGATTATAGAAAAGAACATGTTGGTAAAAATGGTGAATATATAAAACATTATCCAGGATTCCTCGCTGAAGATAAACATCCAAAAGGATATTGTGTTCCGTGTTGTTTTAAATCATGGGATAAACCTTCACAAAAAAAAAGACGAGAACAATGTAAAGATACTGAATCTATAAAACAAACAGCTACTATTACTGAATCTGATAATTATATTAAAGGAGTGGACAAATTTCCACTTGATAAAAATAGATGGGGATTTTTACCAATATCGATTCAAAAATTTCTTAAAACTGATAATCGGAAGTGTCAAATTAGCATAACTAATGCAAATTTAAAACCCAACCATATTTGTCTTTTACGTCATGGTGTAGAAATAAATAAACTTCAATCATTTATTGCATGTATTGCTGATGTATTTATTGAATATTCTAAAACAAAATCATCTTTATCAATTAAGGAAATGAAAAATCAAATAATTTCTAGTATTAATTTAGATAATTTTTTAACATATCAAAATGGAAATTTACCTTCATTATTCTTTAAAGAGAGAGAAATAGATATTGATAAATATAAAAGTAGTTATTTATATAGTAATATAGATCTAACTGATGAAACCAAATATCTTTTTTTAACAAAAACAATTAAATCATATGAAAATTTTATAAGTTACTTACAATCTGATAGTGTATTAATTGATTATACCTATATGTGGGATATAATATGTTCTCCAAATCCTAAGTTATTTCCACAGGGATTAAATTTAGTTATTTTAGAAATGAGTAATGATGATTTAACTGATAATGTAAAATTAATATGTCCGACAAACCATTATTTAAACAATTTTTTTGATATTAATAAAAAAACACTAATATTAATAAAAAATGATAAATATTTTGAACCAATATATGGTTATGAAGACAAACAAACATTTTATGAAATAACTCGTTTATTTGATTTAAAAAATCAATCTACATTACCAAATATTAGAAATACACTTGAATTAATAAAAAATGTATTAAATAAAAACTGCGGACCATTACCCAGTTTACCTGATGTATATAAATTTAAAACAAATATTATATTAGGTAAATTATTATATATATTACAAGAATTTGGTTATAAATTATTAAAACAAATATTAAATTATAATAATAAAGTTGTTGGTGTAATTGTTGAGAAAGGACTTGATAATGGTTTTGTGCCATGTCTTCCTTCAAGTTTAATTATAGATATTGGAGATGGATTCCAATGGATAGATGATGATATATGGAAATCATATTCTTATACTAGAGATTTTTTAACCAATCTTAATAAAGAAACAAATAATAAAATTCCATGTTTACCAATGTTTAAAGTTATTGAAGATGGACTCATTGTTGGATTAATTACAGAAACTAATCAATTTGTCGCTGTTTCACCACCAGAACAAGATACATATGGTGATGATTTAAATAGTTTGGATGAATCAAATTATATTGTTGGTGATAAAACAGCAATACTTTCTGATAATATAGATAGTGAACGAAACAAATATATTAAAAATATAAAATTAGAAACAAATTTTTATAATACATTTCGAAATACTATTAGAATTTTATTAGGAAGATTAGATAATAGAGATATACGTAAAGAAATAGAAGAAACAATTAATAAATCAGATCTATTATACATGGATAAATTAAATTTTGTAAATGATAAATTAATACTATTAGCTAAGGAATATATAAGATTTACTAATTATGATGAATCAATATTAAAAAATTTAGAAAATATAACAACTTGTCTAATTAATATTGATGATGAATGTATAAATAAAGATTATTGTCTTTTTGATGATAAAGAAACTTGTATATTATTAATACCAAAAACTAATTTAATTAATAAAAGTGATAATGAAGAAATGTATTATGGTAAAATATCAGATGAACTTATAAGATATAATCGTATTAGACAATTTATATTTGAACCACAATCATTTTTATCATTTTCAAATATTAAATATAATTTAAATGATAATGAAATAATATTGTTACAGTCATTACTGACAAATGAATATTTTGATAATATACAAATTGTAGAAGAAAATAGATATATAACTAATAATAGCTATGATACAGTTAATCCCAAAATTAGTAAATATTATTCTCCTTGGGAATCTGAATTAAAAGATGACAAAAAATCAGATACTGTTAAAACAGTTAATAAAAAAAAATTAAAATTAGTATCTCTAGTTGAAGAAAAACAAGAATCTAAGGAAAAAAAGGATACTACAAAGAGTGTGACTAAAAAGAAATTGGTAATGATTCCCAATATTGATTGTAAAATAGAAACTAAATCAATAACATTAAAATGGAAACCATTTTTTCCAGTAAATACTATAGAACTAGCTTTTATAAATGACAATAATATATGTAGTTTTGAAATAATTCTTTACATAATTAAGGACTTTATTTCAGATACAGAAATAATAACTATTAATCAATTAAAAGAAATATTAATAGATGAATACAAAAAACTGAAGGACGATATTTATATATTAGGACAAATACTAATATTTGAAGGAAAAAATGATAAGGTAAGGAAATTATTATTGGGTAAAATTACAATTGACGAAATGATTATGTCAGATAATTATTATATTACTAATTTAGATATACAACTATTTTCAAAGTATTTTAATTTTCCATTAATATTTATATCTTCTACAAAATTACCAGATAATAATAAACCTTTACTTGTCGTAAATAATACCAACAATAGTTCTTTTTATTTTGTTAAGGTTCCGGCAACAAAGATGGATGTTGCTCCAAAATATAGATTATATAAAATGACAGATAGATTCTTAATACCAATATCAAAGTTGGCGTTATCATTACAAAACGATATTAAAATATCAGAAGAATTTACTATAGAAAAATATATAAAAAATTTTCAAAAGAAAAGAGAAAAAATTCCAAAAAAACTAAAAATAGTAGAAGTTGAAAAGAGAGAAAAGAGTGGAGAAGTTGAAATAGATCCATTAGATCAAGATGAATTATTGAGACAATTGGAAGAAGAACAAGAAAAAGAACAAGATGTATTACAAATACCTGTAATTAAGCCAAATAAATCTATATAATTATAGAACTCGGAAAGGTTTTTTATAAGGTTTAGCACGTAATCGTATATTAGTAAATCGAGAAATAACTGGATCATTACGTAAAGCACAAGATAATTCATTTAAAGTAGTTGTTGGATTAAGTAGCACTCTATTAATCTTATTACTATTAGGATAATCAATATCTAATGGGCGAGAATGATAGTAAAGGTAATTATTATTTGGATCAAAAAGATCAGACATGTAATTGTAAATAATAAAAGCAATGTCATGACCAAAACATGAAGATACTGCAGCAAATTGTTGTTTTAGTAATAAATATACTTTATTCATAATATAATCCATTGAGGAATAACGATTAATGTGAAAATAGAATTCTGTTAAGGAGTTATCATAATTATAATATATAATACGAACAGGCCACATAGAGTTATACAAAGAATTCCACCAATCAGGATAAACAGTTTCAAGATATTTTTCCCATTCAAAAATATCTATAAAACGTCGCTCTAGTTGCATTTCCCATTTGCGCTTTTCAAAATTTATATTCATAATTCATAGAAATAACATTTTTTATCTAAGAGTGATGAAAGTTTTCAATTTTTTTTTTCAATATATAAAATAAATATTTCATTACCACAATCATATTTATGTTTTAATATTTTTAAACCAACTTTTTCAAATAAACTTATAATTTCATTTATTTGAAAAATATAATAGTATCGTTTATATTTTTTATTCCAATTAACCATATGATGACCATAATTATTAAATGTGATTCTTGTTTTTAGTGGTTGATTTATAGACCATACAGATAACAAAATTTTTCCAGTTTTTGGTTTAATTAAACGTTTCATTTCCAATAATGCTTTAATACGATTTTCATAAGTAGATAAATGATGAAATACAGCAATACATATAATAGCATCTGCTGAAGAATCTGGAAGATTAATTTTTGTCATATTTGCTAATTGAACTAGTAAATTTTTCTCTCTACACATAGAAATAAATTTTTCACAATTATCAATTCCTATAAAAGTATGTTGTTCAAAATGCATATTTCTACCATTCCCACAACCAATATCATATATAAAAGATCCTTTTGGTAAGTTATTAATAAAACTATCAACCCATGACCATGTATAAATTCTAGTTACATTAAAGTGTGGTGCAATTATTTCATATATTTCTTTAACATTTTTTTTTTCAAATATTGATGAAAATATTTCTGAATTCATAATTATTAATTATTAATAATAAATATTAATTAAATCAATTTTATGAGTGATAATAAAATTATTTATTATATAATAATTTTATTATATAACTATTATATAATAAATAATTATGAGTTTATTATCTCCCGAAAATGATATAACACTTACAATTAAAGATAAAGAAATACAAAACGTCTATAACGACCAAGATGATATGCCATTATTTTTTCCATTAGAAGAGTTTGATATACCAAAATCAAATCTAAAGAAAACATCACAAAACTTATATAAAAATGTTATATCTTATAAAGTTAATGTAAAACCACAAAAAGTATATAGATTATCTAAACCAATGGGATTACTATTTACATAAAATAATTATTTTATTATCTTATGTAAATTTTTTATTTTTTATTTTTTATTTTTAGCAGACACAACTAATTATTTACATATCAACAGCTGGAACTTTGGCATTTGCTTTGGCAAAGTGTGGACTCATATATCTTTGAAGATTAAAATATGTAAGTTCCTCGCCAGCATTAATCTTTAAAAGAGTTGCAAGATGTGAATCTGGATTAATTTTACGACCATTTTCCTTATCCTGTAGACTGTTAGCGCGGATGTAACCATTGATTTCTCTAGTTACTTCAGTGCGCGCCATCTCTGTTCCGTGTGGTTTCTTAAGAAAATTTGCAAGTTCATTGCTAATAAGAGTGGGTTTTACAAATCCACTTGGAGATCTATTTCCGGTTTTGCGCTTGCGCTTGGCATTAATTTTCTGAGCAGTCTTAAGCTCACGAACCGCTTTCTTCTCTAATGTTCGGAATTCACTTTTAAGAGAATTCATTTGCGAAGCAAGATTCTGGAGTTTAGCCATAAATTCAGTAAATGTATCTGTTAGAACAGATTCAGACGATTCCTGTTCATCAACCACTGTATTAGTGGGAGTAGTGGTTTCTACATTTGTTGCAACAACATCTACATTTTTAACAGCTTTGCTCTTTGAAACTTTTGGTTTAGAAGCAGATTTTTTCGAATCGGCAGATAAAACTTCAACATCAACGTTGGGGGTGGGGGTAGCTGTAACAGCTTCAGTTTTTTTTGTGCTTTTTGGCATATTATGATGTATCATAATAACTCTTTTTTAAGTGTTTTACGAGCTAAAATAATATTTTAACATCTAAGTTAAGAGTATTATTCTATGCTTGCCACAGATTGATATAACCAGGGTAGAGCATTTGCTGCATCATTATTATTTAATGTTAATGCACATAAGACGTATGATGCTCCTAAATTACTACTTTCTCTATTTATTCCTTTTTTAATAAATTGTTCAATAATTGATAAACAAGTTTTTTGTAATGATTGAAAAGATAATTCTTCTATATGTAGCATATCTATATATCTAAATGGATTTCCATAAGGATGACATATTTCTTTTTTTATTTTAATACTTAATTGAGCTCTATATTCCCAAATATCAATTAAATCTCTAATAAATTTAATTAATAAAGATCGGGTCAAATTTGTAAACCATCGAACATCTGTATAATTTCCTAATTCATCAATATATTGAAATAATTCTAAACTTTTTAGTTCAATTCTTTTTTTTGATGAAATTACTTCAACATCATTATTTAAAATTATATTAACTGGATATTTAAACATCTTGTTATATTTAATAATACGTTTTAAATCATTCATTATTTCAAAATTAATTTTTTCTCTAGTATATGGATTTACACTATCATTTCCACCTTTAATTAATAAATTATAAAACGAAATAAAATTAAACCCCCATATAGAATTATCTTCTGTTTTATAACTAAAAAATTCTACATATGGAATATTACTTATATTATCTAATGTAAAAAAATCAGTAGAATTCATGCATAATGATCGTTTACACCACGCAGGTCCTTTTAATTTATTATAATTCTGTATAAAATAACGTCGTATATTTTTCTGAATTATAATAGCATAGTTTGAATTAAATAAATGATAATATATTCTTTTTGTTAATTCTGGTTTATTTCCTGAAAGTTTCAATTTATAACTTTTACATATCTCTTTTAAAAATGATATTCTGTAATTTTTTTTTATAAAAATACTATACTCATTAAATTTTGGTATATAAAATTCATTATCTTTTATTTTATTAAATTTTCTTGTTTTTCTTACTAAATCATCAAGTCCTAAAGTATAATTATTATTATCTATAATATGCTTCATACTATATATTAGTATTATTTTTATCTTTTTATGGTTTTATTATTTATATATTTTAAATAATAAAAATTGATTAGAAAATATAAATAAATATATATAAATAAACATAAATAAACATAAATAAATGAATGATAAACAATCAGTTGGATTAAAACGCAATACTATAGATAAATATTATACAAAATCAGAGATAGTTAATTTATGTTTAAGTGAAATAAAAAAATATATAGATATTTCTAGTAATGATCTAATTATTGAACCAAGTGCTGGAAACGGTTCATTTATTCAAGCTATAAACGAATTATCTAATTATTGTCTATTTTATGATATAGAACCAGAAAATATAAAAATTATAAAACAAGATTATTTAAAACTAGATTATAAGGAGTTAGTATATTTATTCTCAAAAATACATATCATTGGAAATCCACCCTTTGGTAGACAATCATCATTAGCAATTAAATTTATTAAGAAATCATGTGAATTTTGTTCTAGTTTATCTTTTATATTACCTAAAAGTTTTAAAAAAGATAGTTTAAAAAAAATATTTCCTTTAAATTTTCATCTTCTATTAGAAATTGATATACCTAAACATTCATTTCTTGTAGAAAATGTAGAATATGATGTTCCTTGTATACTTCAAATTTGGGAAAAAAGAGATTATAGTAGAGAAATTATAGAAAAATTACAACCAAATAGCTTTATATTTGTTAAAAAAACTGAAAATCCGCATATATCATTTAGACGAGTAGGGTATACTGCCGGAACAATAGATACTAATATAGAGGACAAAAGTATTCAATCACATTATTTTATTAAATTTACAAATACTGGTAATATAGATAAAAATATAAAAAATTTACAAAATATACAGTTTAATCACAATAATACAGTTGGACCTCGTTCAATAAGTAAACAAGAATTAATTAAAGAATTTAATATGATCTTGTAATGGTATTTTACCATCTGGATATTTCAGAATAAGTTGACTACCTCTTACAAATCGAATTTTAATTTCTGGAAAATTAATATTACTAACAATACAAAATATTAATTTTCTAGTTTTTTTTTCAAATTTTTCTTTATCAAAAGATCTACCTTGACCGATCATATTAGATGGACAAAATCTACAACCACTAGCGATTGTAAATGTTTTTTCATCATATAATATTTCTGGATTATTTATATCTACAAAATCATGATCTTTATCTTTTTTAATATGAGTTAGTGGGTAATTTTTTTCAAGCCATAATTCTATAAATTTAGAAAATGGTCTTCCATCTTTAAAAATATCACAAATAATACTCTCTGGTAAATTATCAAAATTACAATTATCAATAATGTGAGTAAATGTTTTATCTAGTTCCACACTCGGAATATCATTTTCCATTTGTATAAGAAATCAATATTATATATATTTTAAGTTGTAAAATAGATCAATTTTATAAACATATTTTCTTAAATAAAAATAAAAAAAATAAAATTATTCCATTTGAACTATTCCTTACACGAATATAAAGCCCTCTGGCTCCATTAATTCTTTTATTCTATTTTGATCTGGTTTTTTAGTTTTTATTTTAAATCTATTTAATTCAATATTATCAGTAATAAACATATTGTAAATATTATATAATTTAAAGATATTTTCAACATAGTCTGAATTTATATCTAACCATGAATAAAAATCTTGATTTGTATCATTATTTAATTTATATAATTTATAATATTTTAAAGTTTTATACAAATTGGTTCTATTATCTATACTAAAATTATAATCAGTTCCAGAAATAACACAAATTTCTTTAAATTCTTTAAATGGTATATTTACATCATGAAGTATTTGATCTAAATAGTAAATTACAACTGTTTCATTTATTAAACTTAAATATCGTAACACTCTTGAACAACCATATACAAATAAATCCATATCTTCACTTAGACAAGCATATGCAATTTTTTTTATAACGAATTTAGCACATATTTCATCAGCCTCTTGATCTGCCTCAATATATGTCACCCCAAATGCATCCATTAATTGCTGGACTTTTATTATATCATCTCGTTTTATTCTAATAAATTTTTTTTTAAGAATTTGCATTCTTTCTACTAACTCTTCATTGTCTTCACCAATATTAAAATATTCTATATTACTTTTAATCAAATTATATTCTTTTTCTGCATTTATTTTATCACAATTCCTTTTTTCAAGTATTTTAGCTTTTTCTATTGGTGCTTTACCATCAAAAACAAATATTGGTGTAATATTATAATATCTAAATAATGCTAACATAATATACATATTTTCCATTAATGCTTCATCTGCTAAAAATCTATATAAATATATACTTGTATCTACTACAATAATCTTACCAAATAAACTATTTAGCTTTATTTTTTTTATAGCTTCTTTTGTTACACTTTTTTTTATAAATGAGTTTAAATATTGAATTCCCATATTTAATGATCTTTTATTTTCCTTTTTATAAATAAACTACTTCAATTTTATAAGGGTAAAAAATTACTATTCTTTTAACTTCAATTTCAAAGATTATCCCCTAGAGTATAGTCATACGTAATGATTTATTTTTTTTTAACTTACCAACTAAGTATAAATTTTCTATAAATTCAGGATTATTATATTCACTTAATATGTGATTAAAAAATGAATCAACATTTTTTATTGTATTATCAAATTTTAATAATTGCCGATTATTCTCATTACACCAATATAAAAAACCCAAATAATCATTCATTAATGCACCTGAAAATACATAATAACATAGAACATTACTATTTTCTCTATATAATTTTGGATTTTTTAAATTTTTATAAATCTTATTAGCTTGTATTAATGAGTATATTTTTTCTAATTGCATATATGAATTAAAATTAAAAAAAAAATTTTTCTTATCTTGAGACTTCATAAAACTTATTATTGCAACGTTTAATATTCTGGCCCATGTTTCACAATATGTTTCATAAATATTATATTCACTTTGAATATCAAATATATCTAACATTTTATCTTTCCATTTATTAATATTCATTGTTGCAAAATCCAAGTTAAAATTATGAAATAATTCATGTATCAAAACTTTAAACCATTCCTCTTCTCTGTATATTGTTATCTTTCCACTGTTAATACATCCGCTGGTAGAAAATCCACTATTAACATTAATTGGACCTAATATATCACTTGATTTTTTTGGCAACATTTTTTTGAAAGGTGTTAAAAATATATTGATATGTAAATTTTTTGAGCATTCTTTTGATGTATATAAAGAGAGAACATTAATTATAAGAAGTATTTTATATATCATTTCACTATCATTATAAGAAAAATCTCTAGAATATATATTAATAACAACATCCCTACTATTAATTTGTGTTTTATATCTTGTCATATGTTTTATTTTTGATTTTATATAATTTTTTATCTCTCTTGGAAATAAATCATCATTATATTCTAAGTCTTTTTTGAATTCTATCGCATTTTTTTTATTAATATTAATTTTATTAATATATTTATGACTTTCTAATATATTATTATATAATTGATGTATTAGTAGCATATATTATATATTTGTAATATATAATTTATCTAAATTAATTCTTCTCTAATTTGCATTATTTCTTCTAATACTAAGGCTGGTCCTAATTGTTTAAAATATTGAAGTTTTGCTCTTTTCGTTAGTTTTAATATTTTTTGTAATTTATCATTATTTTTTATTTTTGAACGAAGTATTTCTAAATTCTTATCATATGGTAGTTTCTTTTTATAAACTATATCCCAAAATCTAGCAATTTCTTTTCTCCAATCAGCTATTTGTGATAATCCCAAATATTCACCTTTATTTTTTATACTAATTGTCTCACCATTTCCTTCACCCGGAAAAGGTTTAGAAGCTGATCTTGATGAAACTTGAAAGACTACATCATTATCATAATTTAAATCTTCATTTTGCACTACATCATCCTCTAGAGGATCATATTCTTCTATAGATTGTATAGATTCTTTTAAATATGACTGAAATTCTGGAATCAAAGAATATACACCAGAATTTTTTTCAAGGCATTTATCTTTTATCATATTTTTTATATCAATTGGTAATTCTTTAAATGTAAATGCGCCACGACCTTTATATGTTATTAATTTATAATGTGAACCATTATAATCAAGTATAATATAATGTGTTGGTTTAAATATGCCATCTGCTTGTAACTTTGGATGTAATTCACCACATTGTAAAACATTTGATATATCACCTTCATTATATATTGCCTCTGACAATAATATAAATTTTTTATTTATTAACGGTTCTAAAGTAGAAATTGCCCAAGAATCTGCCCAAAAAACCGGATTTGTTATTCTTTTTACATATTCTTTATATTCTTCTAAATTATTTATATTAGCCATATGTTGATAATCTCTTAATATATCTTCTGCTGATTGTAATTCTTCCAATAATTCTTCCTCTCTTTTACCTAATTTTTTTGCACTACCAATTATATCTTTTTGTTTTGAACGATCTTTTGTTCCACGTAGTTGACTTTCTAAAGATTTATTCTCAGTTTCAACTTCTTTAACTTGTTGTAATAAATTATCATAATTCAATTTTAATGTATCATAAAGATATTTATATTCTTTATACTGCACCAGTGATATATCTTGTGAAAGTATTTCTCTCAATTCTTTTACCGAAACTATTTCATTAATTGTTTCCAAACCATATTTTACTGCTATAAAAAAACAATTACCATCATATTTTGTATCTCGAATCTTATAATTATTATTTTTCATAAAATTTTCAACCCAATTGTTTTTTTTTGATGCCACATATTCCTTTTTCTCTTTATTACTTTCTTCAATAGTTTGTTCCTCTAATGGAGCAAAATCTTTATATCTAGGTGTATCATTTTCTTCATCTTCATCTTCTTCATCATCTTCTTCTTCTTCTTCTTCATCTTCTTCATCTTCTTCATCATCTTCTTCATCTTCTTCATCATCTTCTTCTTCTTCGTCATCTTCTTCATCTTCTTCTTCATCTTCTTCATCTTCACTAATATCTTTTAATAATAAATCATCAACTTGTTTATTAATCTCATCTTCAGATGGAGATATTTCTCTCTCTACTTCCTTATCCTTTTCAGATAATATTTTTCCTTTTTTTTCTTTTAAAAGAGTATCAGCATATGAATATAAGCGTGGTTCATTTAATTTATCTAAATCAATATCACCATCTTCGTCTAAAATATTTGGTAAAGTATTTGAATCTATTTCATAGACACCAATTTGAGAATCAACCTTACTATTTATAATTAAATAAACTGGAAAATAAATTACATTTTTTTCAATAAAGCTATAATTTGGTTTACCTAATGCAATATCTATATTATGTCCATTAATTTCTGTTTCATAAACCCAAACCTCATCTTGATCTTTATCTTCCTTATTTAAACGACTAATTTCTGGATAATTTATAGAGTTATCTAATTTAGAAACTACCATTATATTATAAATTTAAAATATAATTATACTTAAATATAAAAATAATTTATAATATTAATCAGTTATAACCATAGCCAAAAAATTAGAAATTTTCTATACTTTTAATATTAACCTATACTACCTAAAATAAATTTACTAAAATATTTATCATTTTTTAATTCTATAAAATTTTCAAATAGTCTTTTTCTTTGTTCAACTATTGAAAAATTTTCTTTATCCATTTCAAACTCTAATATTCTTGTTATAATATCTTTCTTATTTAATTTATGTTTTTTTATATCATAAAAATCTAATATAGAACTAAGATATTTTACTGTATAATTTAATTCATAATCAATTTCTCTAGCGCTCCATTCATCAGAAATATTAAGATTATTGTTCTGATCAATATTACAGTTATTTGTTAATTTTATATCTTCCCATAGAGTATTATCTTCATTACTACTCTCAGAACATTCAACAATACTATAAGTTATGTTATTCATACTATATAAATAATATAACTTTTTAGATTATTTTTATTTTTTAAATAGAGATTTAAAATTATTACTGTTGTTACTTATGAGATTTCATCCAAAATATCCATATGTTTAAAGATACTTTTATTAGATATTCCAGACGCAAAAGAACCTTTCATTTTTGAAATTTCAATAATATTATTATAGATAGTCTTACATACTTCAGGATCACTTTTATTTAAATCATGATAACTATTAACTATCATTATGTATATTATTTCTGATAACTCATCTATTTCATTTATTTTATTTTTATCACTAATATAATTATCTAGTCGTTTAAATAAATTTAAAATACAATTACTTATTATATTTTTTTCTATAATTTCTTCTTTCATTAAATTAATATAAAATGAACACAATGCGCGTCTTGCTTCATTATTCTTATTATTTTCACAAAATTTGTTATAATCTTTTTCTGGATCACAAAAATTTATAGTGTTAAATGTATCTTCAAAATTTTTTAAATTTTCCAATAATATATCTTTAAAATAACTATTATTATTGATTAATTCTTTATATAATTTTGCATATATATCGCTGTATAATATATTCATACTTGCAATTTTAAAAATTTCATTAATAATAATAATAAAATTCTCTTGTGTATCAGTTTGATTTATTGTATTTATCTCTGTTAAAATTGTATCTTTTAATTTTGAATAAGTATTATATGTAATCATATTAAAATATTTACGAATCAATTGAATCTTTTTATCTATACCCTCTTTTTTTTCAAATTCAGTTGTTTTAAATGTTCTTATTGTATCCCAACTTTCATCATTAAAATCTAAATTTTTTTTACGACGTCGAATATTCGATTGTTGTTGTATTTTATTTTTAAATTGCGGGGTTTTTATATATTCTGGTGAACCAACTTGATTTGCTAAAATATTTATAATTTTTATTGTTTCATCTGGTAAGTCATTTATAAGACCTTCTTCTAATACTTTATTAAAATCATCTATTGTATATCTAGTCATAATTGTTATTTGAATTTAAATATTTATATCCATTTTATATATTATAATAAATTATCTATTTAATAATAAACTTAAACATATAATTATTATTTATATTATGTTTAACAATAATAATAATAATAATAATAACAAATCAAACTTTTATAATAAAGAATCATCATTAGATAAAGAATCATCATTAGATAAAGAATCATCATTAGATAAAGAATTATCATTAGATAAAGAATTATCATTAGATAAAGAATTATCATTTAATGAAGAATCACCATCAGATAAAGAATTATCATACTGTAAAGAAATTACGTCATGGGATGATTTAGAAATCAAACAAGAATTATTGAGAGGTATTTATGCTTATGGATTTGAATTTCCTAGTCCAATTCAACGTAAAGCAATTATTCCAATGATTAAATTACATGATATAATTGCTCAAGCACAATCTGGAACTGGAAAAACCGGTTGTTTTACAATAGGTGCACTAGAAATAATAGACACAAGTATATTGGAAGCACAAGTCATTATTTTATCTCCAACTAGAGAATTATCATGTCAAATTAAATCAGTTCTTGATCGTATTGGTAGTAATATGAAAAATTTAAAAACTCAACTCTTGGTTGGTGGAACTTCTACTGAAATTGATATTCAAAATTTAAAAGAAAATACTCCACAAATTATAGTTGGATGTCCAGGTCGTATACATGATATGATGCGACGAAAACAATTTAATTGTTCAACTATAAAATTAATAATTTTAGATGAAGCAGATGAAATGTTATCTTCTGGATTTAAAGAACAAATATATAGTATATTTCAATTCTTACCATCTACTATTCAGATTACTTTATTTAGTGCTACTATGCCTAATTCATTATACACTTTAACAGAAAAATTTATGAGAAATCCTATTAGAATTCTAGTTAAAACAGAACAATTAACACTTGAAGGAATTAAACAATATTATATTAATCTACAGGATGATAATCAAAAATATGATACATTAAAAGATTTATTTAGTTCATTTTCAGTATCACAATGTATAATTTATTGTAATAGTGTTAGAAGAGTTTCAGATTTATATGATGCTATGTCCCAAGATGGATATCCAGTATGTCAAATACATAGTAATTTGGATAAGTCAGAACGTTTCAAAAATTATGAACAATTTAAATCAGGATCACACAGAGTCTTAATTTCTTCAAATGTAACAGCCAGAGGTATCGATATTCAACAAGTAAGCACAGTAATTAATTTTGACATACCAAAGTGCACTAGCACATATCTTCATAGAATTGGAAGAAGTGGTCGTTGGGGTCGTAAAGGAATTGCTCTAAATTTTATTACAAGAAGAGATTATAGAGTTCTTAAGGATATAGAAAGTTTTTATTCAACATCAATAAATGAACTTCCAAATGATTATACTAAAATATTAGATTAGGTAATCAGGATGTTCCCTTTTGGATTTATGCAATCAGTTTAATTGGTTTCCTCTTATGCGGTAAAAATATAATAGAAATTTCTATTATATTTTTAATATGATATCAAAAATATCAGAAATAATTATGGATGAAACAAAATCAGTTGTTACTCCTACTTCATTAATATTTAAACTACCAATTTCTTATTTACATGATAAATATATAGTTCATTCAAGCATAAAATCTGATTTAGAATTATTAGAAAGAACTGGGAGTGAAACACCAATATCATTATATAATTATATATTTAATCCTCTAACAAATTATTCGAATAAAATAATTCCAATGTGGAATGAACATTATACAACAAATATTCCATTTTTAAATGATACCAAAAAATTAATAAAATCATTCAATCCAATATTACAATCAATTAGTTTTGATAAAATCGATAATATTTTAAAAGAAATGAAAGAAGAAACTGGTTTCTATGAAAAATATAAATATATAGATGTAAAATTATTAGAATCACTTAATAATAATTCTTTATTTTTACAATTTTTAACAGTATATAATTTAACAAGCCCAGTGCTTAGTCTAGCAATCCCTATTATTATGCTTATTATTCCATTTTTTATTATAAAATTTCATCATAAATCAATTACTATTACTGCATATTTTAACACTCTTACAACTATAATAAAATATCATATGATCGGTAAAGCTATTTCTGAATTTTCTAATGTTGGATGGGATCGACGTTTTTTTATACTTATATCTATTATATTTTATTTTGTTAATATTTATCAAAATATTATTTCTTGTTATACATTCTATAAAAATATTTATAAAATTAGAGAGTATTTATTATCTATCAGTAATTTCTTATCATATACAATAAAATCTATTAATAATATCAATAAATATTGCGGAACTTCTTATCAAGAATTTATTAATAAAAATACAAAAATAAAAGATATATTATATAGTTTTAATCAAGATATATTATCTATTAATTTAGATACTGTTAATATTAAACAATTTGGTAAAATAGGAAATATATTAACATGTTTTTATCAACTATTCAAAAATAAAATATATCAAGAAGCAATTTTGTATTCACTTTATTTACAAGGATATATTGAAAATATAGTAAGTCTTCAAAAACATATTCAAGATAAAACAATAAATTTTTGTCGTTTTACTAAAAGAAGTTCCCGCTTTAAGTCTGCGTATTTTGCACCACTTAATTCAAAAAATCCAGTAAAAAATACATATAAATTAACAAAAAATATAATTATTACAGGACCAAATGCTTCTGGTAAAACTACTTTATTAAAAACTACATTATTTAATGTTTTATTATCACAACAGATTGGTGCCGGGTTCTATAATAATGCTCTCATTAACCCATACAAATATATACATTGTTATATTAATATACCAGACACCTCTGATAGAGATAGTTTATTTCAAGCGGAAGCTCGCAGATGTAAAGAAATTTTACAAGCAATAGAAATGTCTGATAATTTGGAACGACATTTTTGTATTTTTGATGAAATCTATTCGGGAACTAATCCAGCTGAGGCTATAGCAAGTGCATATAGTTTCTTAAAGTATATTTCAAAATATAATAATCTTGATTATATTCTAACTACACATTACATTTCTTTATGTCATATGATAGATAAAGAAAAAACGATAACTAATCAACAAATGTATATTGATAATGGAATAAATACATATAAGTTAGTAAATGGTATATCAAACATTAAAGGAGGGATTAAAGTTCTAGAAGATTTATCATATCCAGAAAGTATAATAATATCTGCAAAAGAAATTCTTAATAATATAAAAATTTAAATAATTAGAATTTCTAAGTTATTCGTTTAATATATATTTAAAAAAATATATATTATTCATAATACATATGTATCTTTTTGGATTAGAAGGTAGTGGATTTATTATATCTTTAGCATTAATTTTATTAATATCAGGAGCAATTATGTTTTATTGCCTAAAAAGATTTGCTATTTTAGAAAATTCAGTTTTAGAACAAGGTAGAATATTACAATCATTTATTGTTAAAATGCAAAATGAAAATAGTCTTAATTCTTCATCAAATGTAGAAAGAGATTTTACTGTTAAACCCACAAATCAAGATTTTGAAATTATGAATAGCAATTCTATAAATACTAATACTCAAAAGTCAAATTTAATTGAAGTATCAGATGATGATTTAAATAGCGATTATAGTAATCAATCAAGTGATGATGACAATAATGATGATAATGATGATGATGATGATGAAGATGATTCTGATGATAGTGATTCTGATAATGATGATATTGATAATAATAGCGAATATAATAAAAATAAATTAGATAATGAGGTAAATATTGAAATTAATAATACTTCTGAAATTAATACTTTAGATAATAGTGAAGAAAATAATAATCAAGATAATACTCAATATAATAATGAAGAAAATAATAGTATTAAAATTATTTCAGTAGAAGAATTAACGCCAGATCTACTTAATATAAGTAATGTATTAAATCTAGAATCATCTAATTCTGAATCAAATTCTGATACAATTTCATCGGTTAATAATGATGATGAAGATGTAACTAATAATATATTAACAATTGAAAATCAAGTAAAAAAAGAAATACAAAAAGGTGGTATTACTAAAATGAAAGTTGCTGATTTAAGAATATTAGTATTACAAAAAGGTTTAGTAAAAACTATGGAAGATGCTAATCAAATTAAAAAAAATAATTTAATTAAATTATTACAAGAAAAATAAATTATATAGTTATATTAAATGCAACCAACTTTTCAATCAAATATGGAATATAGACAATATCTAATAAATAATGCTGATAATATTATACAAAATAATCAACTTTCATCAAATATTAACTGTTCACAGTCGTTAACAATGAATGATAATTCATATATGTCTTCCTCCCCTATTATATTTCATTCAATAATAAATCCACCATTACCATATGATTCTAACAGTGATTTAAAAGTTAATTATTTAAATAGACTCTTATTTATATCAAATATGTCATCTCCTAGTATTAGATATACATAAAATAATAATTAAATATTTATTTATATAAATTAAAATGAAGAGCAATTCAACTTTATTTGATACAAAATTTCAAGAAATATATATTATATCTGGATGTTTAGGTATAATATGTAGTTATTCACTTCTCAAAATAATTATTAAATATTGTCCTGTATTAAATAATGAAAATGATATTCTAAATGAATTAGATGAATTAGATGAACAACAAGAAAATATCGATACAAATAAAAATAAAAATAAAAAACAAAAGGTAATTCAAGAAAATGATATAGATGATGATCATCTTCCTACTTATAATGAATTATATTCATCTGAAATAAATGTTTAATAGTTTTTACATTTATTTGTTCCCATAAGAAACTTTAAAGAACTAAATGATTTACCGTATTCATTACGTTGTTTAATATTATATTTAATATAACCAAATGTTATTATTAATGGTAATATAATAAAAAATAATTTTGTGCTTTTTTCTAATAAATTTAATGTATTAATATACCATACTTTTTCTTCGTCATTTTCAATTGTATAAATTTTATGATTATAGTAAAGAATATATTTATGTATTAAGTATAAAATAAATAATAAAAAAAACACAATGTTAGTAAATAGTAAATCCATTTTGGTAAATATTATTAAAAATATATATACTAATGACGCTTTAAAGATACTTATAAGAGGACTTACATTTACATTATCTAAAAAACTTGTAGTAAAAATTACTAAACAAAAAAAGGCAAAATGATGTATAATTCTATTATTTTTAAAAAGTCTTTGAGTTTGACATCCCAATAATTTAAAACTATTAGCGCTGAATACAGTTAAAAATATTAAAAATATACCATCTATTTGATTTAAAATAGGATATTTTTTTATTTCTTTTATATTATTATTTATCGATTTTTCCATTGATGATTTTTTTTTATTGAATAACTTCATTATATTATATTATATAAATATAATATATCACTTTTTTATAATTTTCATATATATATATATGAAAATTTTGAGTATTGATGTAGGAATTAAAAATTTAGCACTTTGTATTATTGAGGTAACCAGTGATCCCTCTAGTTTTAATATTATATATTGGGACGTCTTAAATTTATTTGATGATGAAATAAAAACATGTCAATTTAATGTTAAAAATAAAAATACTTATAACCATTGTAATAAACTTGCTAAATATCATAAAAATAATTGTTTTTATTGTAAAACGCATGCTGCTAAAACTGAATATAAACTACCTACATCAGATTTAAATAAATATAAACGAATGAAATACGATGATCTTAATAAGATAATAAAAGATTATGATATTTCATGTAATGAAAAACCTACCAAAATAAATATGATGAAAAGTATAGAAACTTTTATAGAAAAACATGTTTTTGAAAATGTTAGCAATATGAAATGTAATGAAATTAGTATTATAAATATAGGAATAGCTATGAAGGATAAATTGGATAAGTTAGATACTTTTATATTTTCTAATATAGATTCAATATTAATTGAAAATCAAATAAGTCCCATAGCAAATAGAATGAATTGTATACAAGGAATGTTAACTCAATATTTTATTATGAAAAATATGACAAATATTATTTATATTTCTGCTGCAAATAAATTAAAACCATTTATAGGTAATAAAAAAACGACATATTGCGAACGAAAAAAATTAAGTATTGATATAACTAAAAAATTATTAATAAAAATGGAAGGAAATAATATAGAAAAAGATAAAATTATAAATATGTTTAGTAATCATAAAAAAAAAGATGATTTAGCCGATTGTTTTTTACAAGCTATCTGGTATAACAATAGTATTAATTAATTATATATATATATATTATATAATATGTCTAATAGAAATATAAATACAGAATCTAATAACTCTACGGTTATGATTGATGGTAAAGAATTTGATGTCGCAGATTTAGAATATCTTAAAAATTTATTAGATAGTATAGATTTGCGACCTATTCCTTCAAAAATAGACACCACCTCCTCTTTAATTCATCAACCTCTAACTCGAGCACTGAATCCTTCACTTATTGATGAATACTCAGTAAAATATGCACCTGGAGTTAAAGAGAGAGTTGAACCATCCCGAAGATTGAAAAAACAGAAAACTAAAAAAGGTGGAAGTAAAAGAAATAAAAATATAACTAGAAACACAAGCAGAACCAGAACTAGAGCCAGAACTAAAGCCAGAACTAAAGCCAGAACTAAAGTCAGAACTAAAGTCAGAACCACAGATAGAAGCAGAACCAGAACAAGAGAGAGAGTAAGAGCCAAAACTAGAATGAGAAAATTTAAACAAAAGTATAGGTTTAAAAAACAACAATTACAACAACAACAATTACCAGATTTATTTAGAAATATTTAAATACATTATATTTTTTAAGAATTATTCTATTATATTATTTAATTATGCGGATTACTTAAAATTATATGTTCTAATTTAACTATAATGAATGAATTAGAACAGGTTGTTATTGATATTAATCCTAATGATACAAAATCAGTTGTAAATTTAAATAACGATAATGCAAGTATAAATAATAAACCATCTGTTAATTTTGGTGGAGGCATTGAACTATTGATGAATGAAAAAAAAAAAGCTTCATCTGTTGAAATTGGTTTAGGTGAATTAAGTGACTTAGAAAACGAATTAAATGATTTAGCCGAAAATGTAAATACTAAATCATTAGAAAATACAAGATCTAATTTATTTAGTAAAGCTATTGATGCAACAGAAAAAAATGTAAAATTTCAAGACAAAGAACAATATAATAATCAAAAAGGTGATGACTCTATTAATAATAATTTAGGAGAAGCAACTGCGGAAGTTATGACAGATAATAAAACATGGGATGGATATGGAAAATTCAATAATATTCCAGTAACAACATCAGAAACACCTATGTCAAAAGAAGAGTTAGTTAGAGAGAAATTTAAGTATATGCGTAGACTAGAAGAGTTAGAAAGAAAAGGAGCAACTTTAACAAAAAAATATACAATGGAGTCTCCTTTATCAGAACTTCAAGGAGAATATGAAATGATTATTTCAGAACGTGAAAAATCCAATAGTGTTAAATTTCAAGGTAAAATGTTAATGGCTGCTATTACTGGATTAGAATTTTTAAATAGTAAATTTGATCCATTTGATCTTAAAATGGATGGTTGGGGTGAACAAGTTAACGAAAATATATCAGATTATGATGAGATTTTCGGAGAATTACATGAGAAATATAAATCAAAAGCTAAAATGGCACCAGAATTGAAATTATTATTTCAGTTAGGTGGTTCTGCTATTATGGTTCACATGACAAATACAATGTTTAAATCATCCATGCCTGGTATGGACGAAATTATGAAACAAAATCCGGAATTAATGCAGCAATTTTCTCAAGCAGCCGTAAATAGTATGAGTAATAGTAATCCTGGATTTAGTAATTTTATGAACAATTTTGTTCCTGGACAGTCTAATAATGAAGCACCACCCCCACCTAATATGGGACCACCCCCACCATCAGTTAATACACAGGCACAAAAAAGTCAAAGATATGCACCCCCCGAAAATAGACCAGATTTAGTTGCCTCACGTATACAAGAAGGTATTAGTATACAAGAAAAATTTACTTCTTTAGATAAAACATCAGATCCAATAAATATGTCACAAACACAATTAAAACGTCCCGAAATGAAAGGACCAGGAGATATATCTGATCTTTTATCTAGATTAAAAACAAAACAGGTTAATATACCTCAAACACAAACAGTTACCCCTTCTGAAAAAAATCCAAGCACTATTAGTATTCAAGATTTAAAAGAATTAAATAATCAAAAAATACCAAAATCAAATAAAAGATCAAAACAAGGTAGTTCAAAAAATACAATAAGTTTAGATCTTTAAAGTATATACACTTTAAAATTAAATTTTTTTATATTGTAAAATATTTTTACAATATACAAAATTTATTTCACTTTTTTATAGTGTATTTTTTCTTTTTTTTATTTTTTATTGTTTTTTTTTTCTTTAATAAAGAATGTTTTATTGTATTTCGTTTTTTTCTTTTTTTATGTAATGTTTTTCCACCGTCTTGGTTTCTATATTGCATCTTTACTATACCTTGAGCTGTTTCAAGTTGATCTAATGATATACCATGTGCCTTAGCAAATGCCTCTTTCCATTCTTGTTCTTTTCTTTTATGTTCTAATATCATACGTTCTCTTTCTTCTTGCATTTTCTTAATTTGATTTGCTTGTTCATTAGCTACAGCGGCTAAAGATTGTTCTTTTGAAAATTCCGGATTCTTAATACGAACTGCTTCCATAGCTGCTTGAACATTTACATCCATTTGTGTAGCTGCTTCTTTTAAACGCCTCGCTGCGTCAACAAATTCAACTTCCTCTAGTGAAATCATTTTAAACATTTGTTGAATTCTTTCAATCATTTCATCTGACGATGACACATCAGTAAAATTCAATTCACGGATTTTTTTAAAATCCTTTGTCTTTTTTCTTTTTAGATCATTAAAACCTGAATTAACTGCTTTTGAAATCTGTGCAAAAATTTTGCCATTATTATTATCTACAACTAAATTTTCTAGACATGAATAATATTTTTGTTGTAATATTTTAGCATACATTTTTGGTTTCCAATTATTATTAGAACACCATTTATTAATTTTGTCCTTATCTGAAAGTCCTTCTAACTTCATCCATGGTCCATCTGGAATAGATTCTCCCCACTTATCATTCCATTTAAAATCATCAATACCTTCATTTTTCGTCCAACATTCTTCTGGTGTTATATCTAATTTTATAGTATTACATTCTGGATGTATTGGACAAAAATTCATTCCAATTCCAATTTTATCTAATGTCGGTTTTGAACATTTTTGATCTAAACCAAAATACATCATTCCAATGGGTAAAATATGATCACATTGAGTTTTACCAGCATATCTTTTTAAACTATCCTCAGAAGATGGTTCTTTTTTTAAAGTTTCAATATTTTTATATTTATCTTCGCTAGATATATTTGCTGAGGCAGGTAATAATGGTAATCCACAACACATGCAGGCCATACAAAATATTTCATTACTTTTTTCACTTTTACTTAAATTATGTTTTACCCATGGACTAATTCTAAATCTTCTATTTTTTGAACTTGAACAAAATGATGAAAAACAATTCGATTTTGTACTATTCATTAATATATGGTTGCGGGCCGGTTCAGTAGATTTTGAACAACCATCTGAACTATCATATTCGATTTTTTTATCTCCTTCGCCTTGACAATATATTAATTTATCTACATTAAATGTTAATTTTGGATAATTTTCTTTTATAAAATTCTTTATTTCCATATTAGTCGCTAATGTTAAATCCGGGTTTTCATAATCGTCACTATAATCACTATCTCTACTACTATCATTACCACTAGATGATCTTTTACGTTTAAGTTGGGCTTTTTTTTCAGCCTCTTCTTTTTTAGCGAGTTCTTTTTCAGCTTGTTCTTTTTTAATAGCTTCTTTTTTATTTATTTTATCTATTGCAAGAGTAATGGCCCCTGGACCTTGTGGGGTATCCTCTAGTGACATATAAAAGTTATTAGGATTTGGAATAATCTCTCTTCTTTTTTTTTCTCTCATGTGTTCAAAGTCTTGATCATCACCAAAAAGTAACAGTCTTTTTGCTTGTTCAATAACAGCGTTTTTATACTCTTCTGTAGAATCTTCTGGTAATTTACTAGTTATTATACTGTCTACTATCACTTGTGCCATTGCCTCTCTGTCTGTCATGATTGTTCCTTGTTTCCTTCTAGTTGTTCGTGCTCCACCACTCATTTCCATTAGTTTTGGTTCTTGTTCTTGTAATTTTTTTACTTTTGTATATAAAAGACAATATAATTTTTTAACAAATTCTCGATCATCTTTAAATGATGATATTTCAGCAAGATGATTATCATGTATATTTTGTAATGTTCCAAATGATGTTGTATAATCTAGAATAATATCTCCTAGACTTTTCCAATTAATTTCTAATTTATTTGTCCCTTGATTAATTGCATCATGATATGCAGCATCACCCAGCATGGCTCGAACAGTGTATGAAGATACACCTGACATATTTTTCTTGTATTCATTACTAAATCGATATAATTTTGGAAAAATTTCATGAAATTTACCAGTCCATTTTAATAAATTATATTCTGAAACTGTATTTAAATCTCCATTATTTTCTTTTATTTGAACATTTTCTTTAATTAAATCATTACAAAATTTTGCAGCATTTTCTACCAAATTTATTTTAGGAGAATTTGACATAATATATATATATATATATATTTAAGAAGATAAATAGATAATTTGTTTTTATTTCATATTTTAAATATAAAATATATATTATGTTAAGTGATAATAAAATAATTTGCAATAAAAATAATATGTCATTAATAAAATATTTAAATACAGATACAAATCATTTTTGTATAGAATTTGATTTTTTAAAAAAAAATAATTTAGACATAAATACTATAATTAATTATAATTTATTTAATTTTATTGGTTTGATTAATAAAGATATTATTGAAAAAGCAGAAATTGTGGATAAAATATCTGAATATGAGGCTAATACATTATATATATTTAAAAGATTTGGACAAGAGGTTGGTATATCTAAAAAATATATATTTTTAAATAGTATAATTAATTATCATGATAATTTTATTACTATTATAAGTAAAAGTATACCATACACTAAAAACATATCAGAAAAACCTATTATATCTCCTGAAATGACATTAATTATTTCAAATATAAATAATCAGAATGTAAATATTAATTATAATTTTAAAATTAGTATAGATGAAGAACTACCGATTTATATGCAAAATATATTAGGAATATTAATGAAAAAAATATTCTATAATTTTAAAATTTTTATTGAAAATCTCAATGTGGAAGAGGGACAACCCTCTCTTTAGTTATCATATAAATTTTATAAATAATATAAATATTAATAATTAGTATAAATACTAATGAAATATAGATTATTATTTTTATCAATATACACATTAACGAATGAAGTTATAAAATATTTTTATCATAAAAATATTGATACGCTATTTATAAATTATATAGAAACTCTTGCAAAAAAAAATATATTTTATATTAAATTATTTCAGTCTATTGCAACTAACACTGAATTGTTTAGTAAAGTTCAAATAAATTATTTATTACAGTATTTAGATAATGTTCCATACGATAAAACAGAAATAGACAATAAAGTTTTTAATGATATTACTGCGCTTGGTATATCTAATAAAGAATTTATAATAGACACAGAAAGTTTAAAGCCAATAAATAGTGGAATGATAGCAATTGTATATAAAAGTAGAATGGGTGAAAATGATATAATTGTTAAAATAAAAAAATTAGATATTCATAAAAAAGTATATAATGCTTTAGATGAAGTTGAAGTTATTATAAATATATTGAATATTATACCGTTTTTTAAATATTATTATTTAAAAGAATTATTTTATGAAAGTAAAAAAATATTATTGAATCAATTAGATTTTGATATTGAACTTAAAAATCTAAACTCTTTTTATGAAAATAATAGACATACAGATTATCTTGTTGTGCCGTATGCATATGATATTTTTACAAAAAAAAATAGTAATATGATAGTAATGAATTATTTACATGGTAAGAAATTTAATGAAATAATAGAAGGTGATAAATTAGAATACAGTAATTTAATTGTAAAATTTTCTTTAAAAAGTATTCTTTTTAATAGATTATTTCATGCTGATCTTCATGGAGGAAATATTATTTTTATGAAAAAAGATAATATAAAACAAATAGGAATTATAGATTTTGGTATAGCTGGCACCATATCTCAAGAAGAACAAAATATTTGTTATACTTTTATAAAGGAAATATTTATTCAAAAAGATTTTGAAGCTGCTACAAATATTCTATTAACACATATTACAGTTTATATTCAAAAAAATGTAATAAATATAACAGATAATAATGTTTTTAATAAAATAAAAAGATTACTTGAAAATAGTTTTAGCAATAATAATCATCTCGATATAATAATAAGCTCTAAGGTAAATAAAATATTAATAGAATCAAATATGAAATTATCTCCGTTATTTTATAAACTGCAATATTCTATCTCTAGTAGTTATACTCTTTGTATAAATTTATCCGGAAAAGAATTATTTTTAACAAATATTAACAATATGTGTGAAAAATTAATTGACTTTATATAAGTGAGTAAAGTGCCTTAAACCATAAATAAAATTGATTTATAATATAAATATTAATAATTATATTATAAAATATGAAAGATAAAAAATCAAATTCAGAGACCGAGTTAGAATCTACCCCTGTATATATTCTCCTGGATATTAGTTATTTTATATTTTATCGTTACTATGCGCTTATTGCATGGTGGAAATTAGCAAATTCAGAACAGCCATTAGATAATCCAATTGAAAATTCCACATTTGTTGAAAAATTCAAAAAAACATTTATTGATAAAATTAATGAAATTCCCAAAAAATTAAAATTCAAGAATTTTATTATTATTGCTGCAAAAGATTGTCAACGATCTAATATTTGGAGACATACTTTATATGATAAATATAAAGAAAATAGAGTTTATGACGACAATTTCCTTGGAGGTCCATTTTTCCAAATTGGATTATCTATATTAAAAGAATTAAAAATCAAAACCTTATTTCATCCAAATTTAGAAGCAGATGATTGTATTGCTATTATGACAAAAGAATTACTCGAAAAAAATCCAACAAGTAATATACTTATAGTTGCAAATGATATGGATTATTTACAATTAGCTGGACCACAAATTAGAATAATGAATTTAAAATATAAAAATTTAACAGATAATAAAAAATGGTCAGGTGATCCAAAAAAAGATCTCTTTTATAAAATAGTTATGGGAGATAAGAGTGATAATATACCTCCTCTTCTTAGTAAATGTGGTCCAAAAACAGCTGAGAAATGTTATGATAATCCTGAATATTTTCAACAATGTCTCAAAAAAGATAATGCACAAAGTAATTTTGAGAGAAATAAAAAATTAGTCGATTTTAATGAAATTCCTCAAGAATTAGTAAGTGAGTTTTTATCTCTTAATTAGTTAATTTTTACAATTATAAATACATCCGCGTGATGCAGCAGTTATTAAAAATCCCAAAGCAATAATGATCATAATTATACAACACCATATTTTATAGTTTTCTATACACATTATTTCTCGATTTGCATATGGCTCCAATGGTAGAAGATCATCTGAACTACTTTCAACATATCTTTCTTTTGAAATTGTATCTGACATTTATTTTTATTAATCTTTCTTTTTAATATAAAAATATTCAATTTTTATAATATTCAAGGGTGTAAATCATTTAATTTAATAGCTTCATATCCAGGTTCACACTGATATTTATCAAAATTAGTTACCCCTTTTCCTCTCAAATAATGTTCATCTATTAGACAATTTCCTGTAAATGTTTTTGGATCTTCTTGTAAAATAGAGATAATAGAATCACTTATAATTTCTGGTTTTCGCCATTGTTTCCTAGTTCCTAAATTATTATTAATTAATGCATAACTTTCAATTGGTGTCATTGGCCATAATGTGTTTGCTGCAACACCAGTTCCGCCGAACTCTTGAGAAATACCAAGAGCAGTTATTGACATACCTAACTTACTTGTTGTATATGCTGTCATACCTTTTATTTTATTTGTTTGTGTAATGAAATTTATATATTGTGATGTAAATGGTGGCGATTGCATGATAATATGCCCCCATTTATTTTTTAACATGTGGGGTAAAGATAATTGTGATAGTGTATATGCTGCTCTAGAATTTACATTATTAACCAAATCATATTTATTTACTGGAGTTTCTAATATATTTTTCCACCATAAAGCACCTGCATTGTTAATTAATATATCAATTTTTCCAAAATATTTAATTGTTGTATCAACTAATTTTTCTAATGATTCACTATTACGAACATCAACCGCACATGGTAAAACTTCAGAACCATACTCTCTTATTTCGTCTGATACAGAATGTATTGTTCCTGGTAATTGTTTACTATCTTTAATACTCTTACCAACAACTACTATATTACAACCATTTTTTGCAAGATTTATTGCAATATTTTTTCCAATACCTCTTGTAGCTCCTGTAATAATTGCAACACGATTTTTCAACATAAATAATATATACACATTTAAACTTTTTAAATATTTATATATTATTTTTAAGTAATTCTCTAAGTTTTTTAAGATCTCTTGTTGCTAGTTCTCTTTTTCTTGTTTTTTTTTCATTATCTTGATTTTTTTTATCTTGATTTGATTTTTTTTTTGTATGATATGCTTTATAACCTTTCTTTGAATATAAAGGACCTATCATTTTATCAATATGATATTTAGTTTTTGTATCTTCTTTTAATTCTTTTGATCCTAATGTATATTTTAATAATTTTTGTGTTTTTGTTAAATCAGTTGTTTTCTTTGATTCGCGTAAGGGCTCGGTTAATTTATTTAATAACTTTATAATATTGTTCTTTCTATTTCTACAAGTCAATCTTCTCTCTGCCATTCTAGGATTTTTCCCATCAATTAAAAATAATGTTATACTACAATTTACTCCAGAAGATTTATCTTCTACTAATTTAATACCTTCATCTTTAACATACTTAAATTGTTTATTATCAACTTTATTCTTTGGATCATTATTCAAGAGTTTTACAATATCATTTGCATATTTATCAACATCATTAAAAAATGTTTGTTTACTATATATTTGTTCTTCTACCCAAGATTTTAAAACATCATCAGTATAATCTATAAATGGATATTTTTTTTTTAATTTAGCTAATTGTTCTTTATCACTCTCTAAATTTTTTTTTAATTTTTCTAATCTCTTTTTTCGTTTATTAATAATAGAAAGTTCTTTTTTTAACTGTTTATCAATTACTTCGTCAATTAGATTATCATATGATTTATGTATAAATTTTTTAATCGAACTATTTAAACGAAAATCTGAATATCTTTTTCTAATAATAAATTTTTTACCTTTTACATAAAAAGCAGAATTAACATTAAAAATTAAAGACAATATTAATTTAATATTTTCTTCTATTATATTTTTAGATTTATCTTCTTGTGATTTTGGTATTTTACTTATAAAAGATTTTAAAGCAGTATTACTAAAAAATAGTTTGATTTTATCTTTGTTATATTTACTTTTATTTAATAATTCTTTTGTAATAATTTTCTCAGTTGGAACTAATATATATTTATAGTTTGAATCAGGGTCTGTATTTGATTTATAATTATAATCTAAACTTCCTTTAATATTTCCATTTAATGATATATCAATATATAATTTCTTAATATTGGACATACTATATATTACTATGAAAATAATTTGTATCACTTAATTCAGATCTTTTATTTTGAATATTTGCTTTATATAATATCTTTCTTGCATGATCAATTTCTTTATCTGAAATATAATTATCTTTATTTCTATCAATTACATCTTCTAATTTCTTATATTTTTCAGGTATCATACAATATTTACTATTTACATTAAAAACTGTATCTGATAAAATTACTAATGTGGCTGTCATTATTAATGCTGTAATAATATCACGTGTCCCAACAAAAACGACAGTAAAAAGAAATATTTCACGACTAATTGTATTTCTAATATATGCTTCTTGGCTTTTACTTATATTTAGTTCAACATATCTTGAACCAATATTAAGTATTAAAATTGCTAAACCTATAAAAAATTTATTATTACTTATCGCATTTAATTTTGTCCTTAATGTATTTAAATTATTATATAATAACTTCTTTACCATTATATATATAATTTTATTTAATTTATTTTAATAAAATTATCATTATATTAAATAAATTATTTTTTTGGTATCAAATACTATTATCATAATAACATCGATTAATTTAATAATATATATGATTTATCATATAAATTATTATTTTGTGTAGCTTTTAAAAATAATATAATCTCTTTTTTTTATAAGTATGAGCTCTTTAGCAATTTGTGCAGCACCAGTAAATTATGAAAATACAAATTATAAAGAAATGAATGATTCAAGAGGTAAATATAAAAATAAAACTATTAAAAATTCAAATAATGGACGTAATATAAAAATAAAAGCAGATATGATACATAATCTATATGATGATAATAATGATGATGATAGTGATTCAAATGGATTAGCAGATTTTAACGATCAGCCATATTCTCTACTATTACAAAAACAACAAAATCTAGAAAATTCACATGACTCCAAAAACGAACAAATCCAACAAGAGACATCAGAGACCCTTAAATATGGTGTAAATAATGAACAAAATATACAATCTAAATCATCTAAACCATCAAGTAATTTAATAAGTGATTCTCCTATTACACAAAATGGATTTAGTCAATTAGAAAACGCATATACTGATGATTATTATAAACAATATATACCAAATCAATATAGTAATTCAGCATTATCTATGGATAGTAATTCAGAATTACTAAAAAAATTAGATAATATATTACTTCTTTTAGAAGAACAACATGAAGAAAAAACAAGTTATATTACTGAAGAATTAATTTTGTATGTATTTTTAGGAATATTTGTAATATTTGTTTTAGATTCGTTTGTTCGTGTTGGTAAATATACACGATAAATATTGATTTATCATTTATTCCTCATGTAAATTTTATTTATTTTATCATTATGTATAATAAGTATAGAATTATGATTATTTGTTATATATTTTTCAGATTAACAAATTAGCATAACTTTTTCTGATAAAATTGGTCGTTTAGCATAATTATAAAAAAAATAAGCAGTTGGACTTTCTATTTTAGATAGTATATTTAGAGAATATATATAATTAATAATAATATTATTATGTGATATATTTTCTATTGTAATAAGAGTAGCCTTTATCTTTTTTGAATATTTATGCAAAGCTTTTATAAAACCATTAATAAAAATTTCATTATGTGGACAATTAGAAATTGAAGCAAAACACTCAACTGCTTTATTATCGTTATAATACATATGTGTATCGCGTAAAAAATAACAAGAAATTAATTTATCATTTTCTATAATAGCATATATTTTATAAATCTCATTATTTATAAGAGTTAAAAGATTTGTAATATCTGGTAATGCATAACACTCAAATTTATTTCTTTGATTATATATAAAAGTTATTAATAAATTTAAATTTAATTTATTAATTTCTATTAATTTCATAGATGGGTGTAGTAAAGTATATTTAGATATACTAGATATTGAAAATTGATATGTTAAATATGTAGTTAATGCAACAATTCCGGTTAATTCTCCTTCACGTTTAAATAATGAAACTTTAATTTTTTTATCATTATGTCGTTGAATATATTCATGTGTTTGAATTATTTCAGGTGCAATATTCATTTTTCTATACTCATTATGAACACATAAATAATCAACATAATATGCAATAAATGTCTTCATATTTTTTAAAGTAATATTAATTGGTTTTGTTGTCATAATACCGACTAATTCTGTATTATTAACAGGAGTATTGTCTTTTACATTTATTTGTATAATTGGTTTATAATATGTTGAAATAAAAGTTTTACTATTATTTCCTATAAAATGAGATGTAAAACTAGATTTGGTTGGAGAATAATTTATATTTGAATTACGATAATAATATGTTTGTATAAATCCAACTATTTCTTTTATTGTATTTTTATCTCGTTCTTCAAAACTAGTTGTTTTTATATTTAAAAAATTACAATACTTATTTGTTTCTGGTAGGTCGTCATTTATAATCCCTTTAGGATTAATCCAATATAATAAATTATAATAATGAAAAACTGGTTGATATGCCCAGAATTTATATTTTATTTTTACATATAATTTAAATAATATGAAAAAAAATAGTATTATTATAATTAGATATAGAAATAACATATATAATAAAAATACTTGTTAAATTATAATTTAAACTAATTCCATTCTTTTTCTGTTAAATATACATTATCGCATACTTTTCTAATAACTTTATCTTTACACGAATCTACTGAATTAGTGCAACTTCTTACTAAATTAATATATTCTTCTTGTAATACTTCATTATTCATATAATTCGGGTTTTCATTTGTCCATTGATTTATATTTTTCATTTGTTTTTTTTCAACCTTCTTTAATAATTCATTTATTTGTTCACTTTTTTCATCTTTCTCCCATTCATCATTTTTTATATATAATGTTTCTCTCTTCTTATCTGTGCAATGCATCGGTCTTTCATAGAGGGAAAGTTTATTCATATTTTCTATTATTATATTTGATAATCCCTCACTTAATCCTTTATCTTTTGTTGTTAATAAGTTTTTCATTGATATCTCTATCTTTTCTATAAATTCATTCATTGATATAGCATCCTTACATTTCTCATTCAAAAATACATTAATATTAAATTTATTTTTATTATTAATTGTATTATTATTATTATTTCCTATTTTCGGTATCAAATCTGTTATCTGTTGTTGTTGATCAATTAATGTATGCATTAATTGTTGATTTTCTTTTTTCATTTCTTCATTATTAGTTATTAATTTTACTACTAATTCATGTAAATTATTTGATTCTAAATTTAGTTCCAATTTTGGTTCCAAAAGTTCCATATTTATATTACATTTTTTTTTATGACGTGAAAGGCCGCTATCGTATTTATATTTTTTTCCACATTCACACTCATAAAAATCTTTTGGAACTTTTTTATTACCATTAATTATCATTTTATGTTTATGGGTTTGTATATGACGATTATATTGACTTAATCTTGACGTATTATAGTCACAAGAAGAACAATAAAAATTTTTGGAACTTTTTATCTTATCATTTTTTATCATAACTTATCTTTATAATGATAAGATAAAAAGTTCTTAAATCTTTATAAAAAAATAAAAAAAAATTTCAATAACAAATTGAAAATTTTAAAAATGTTAATTACAGCATAACAGTCTCATGTGTATTTTTTATGTTTTTTTCAATTCTCTATTTCATTTTCAAGAAATGGACATAAAAAGTATGTCCAATTTTTAATTTTTGATTTGAGAATTGATAAAAGTTTGTGACTGAGGATTCTATATATTTATAGTTGTCACTATTTATCGTATTAAATAATTAATAATTATATAATAAAAATTTTTCAGTAATATATGAAATATTTATAAAGGTTTTTCTAATGTATATAAATAATTATAATCATATTCAATAGTATCCATGTGATCTTGTGCTTTTAAAACAAAACCAACACTCTTTGCAATAGATAAAATACTACGCTGAGAAGACATATAGAATTTATGTTCATTTATACGAATAGTATTTGAATCCTTAAATTTAAGAATTTCTTTAAATACTGCATTTGGTGATTTTAATGAAGTTGTATTAGGATCAATACTTTTATCAAGTTTAAAATTAGATTTATAATCTATAGTATCAAATTTTACAATACTTTCAGTAATACGATTTGGTGTATAATTTTGGGGAGAAATAATTACAAATGGATTTGCTATAGGTATAATTGGGTCAAAACTATTCATATCAACTAAATGGAGAATTAAAACACCACCAGGGACCAACCAATTAAAGCAATTTTCTAAAAATTGTTTTTTATTTTTAATATAATAAATTGTAAAATAGAAGCATGTTATATGTGTGAATGTATCTGGTTGAAATTCTAATGTGGTTAAAGCATCACATGTTTTAAAATTTAATTTTGGATAATTTTCTTTTGCTTTTTTTATCATAAATGGAGAGAAATCTATACCGATAGAATTTATATTTTTATCATTAAATAGTTTAATATGATGTCCAGTTCCACAACCAATATCTAATATATATGACTTCATATTTGGTTCTTTTGCATTAATAACTTTTTCAACTTCATAGTTATTTTTTTCTCCATCATATACTAAATCATCATATATATTAACATAAAATTCATCAAAAATATTTTTACCGGTTACAGTTGTTAATTCTCTTGCACTATTTAAATTATTAGAGAGTCCTTCTTTATTGTATATTAAATTAGAAAAAATACGAATAATAATAATTATTATTAAAATACTAATTAATTTTTCTAATAATGTTGTTTTTTTAATTAATTGTATTAAATTATTTGTAATTTTCATCCTATATGTATTGTTGTTATTTTTTTTGTGTATATAAAATTATATATGAATGAAAATGAAATTAATGATTCTAGAACTATTAATAACTTTAAAAATAAAACATTTTCAAAATTTTCAAAAACAAAAGTAAAAAATGAATTGATATCATGTTTATATAATTCTAATATTGAACCATCATGTTATTGGTCTGTTGAATTGATTTGTGCTGGTCAATTTCAAGATATTTGGGAAGTTTTATTATTCTATATGAGTAAATATATACATCTAGGAAATCCTAAATTACCTATATATATTGAAATGAGATTTACAAATTTTAAAAATATTGTTAGTAATGGATATATTGATAATGAATTAGCATTAAGAAATAATAGCAAAATTAGAAAACTATTTTCAGAATTAATATGTATATTATGTTATTCGCGTAAAAAACATGCATTCGAAAGTTTAGCAATTAAAGATAATATTGATTTTGATATAACAACTTTAACAAATAAATTGAAAGCTCCAAATATTACCTTTGCTCAGGAAGTATTTCAGAAAGGTGATCCAAAAGAATTATTTATTGCAATAAATGAGTTTGCATATAATATTTCTAAATCCACTAAAGATACAACATCTGCTTGTTATTGGGTTGAATGGGTTTTACAATATGATGTAATATGTAAAAAAAAAAAAATAATCTCACAATGTGCGAGAAGAACATTTATTCCTGTAGAACAACGTTATCAAATGGATACCATATGGATTATTTGGGATTCACTAATTTGTGAATCAAAAAAAATGAAAGATGTTTTATTTAATAAAACAATAATGGCTTTACTAAATTTATATTGTATTAAATTTACACCTGGATGTAAAAGACGAAGAAAATATATAATATATTCGGCTATAAATTTTTTAACAGAAAATGTTGATTTTAATATTCCATTAGTTGAAAATAAAAAATTTATTGAAAATATATCAAACAAAATAAATATAATATACAAAGAAGTAAAGAAAAATGAGATTACTCCACAAACAGATTATCTATTTGAAGGTATAGAAAGAAGTAATTTAGATAAAACTGTTGAAAAAATAGAAAAAATGAATAATATGGAAAAATATGTTCCACGCTCATAATATCATTATTTATAATATGAATAATGATATGATTTTATAAAAAAGTATAAACATTTAAGAGACACTAGATGTAGTTTATATTCGAAGATTGGGATTAATACAAATTTCTTTACTTGGAAAAATATCACCAGAGATACATTTTGTATCTTCATTAACTTTTATACAACTTCTAAATCCTCTATCTTCTCCTATATAACAATATCCAGATTTACCTGAACTTTTAGATAATTGTGTTCGACTATCTGACTCATCTGGTTGTGGTAAAATATTACCCCTTGGTTTATATTTAGCATTATTTAATGCTTTCATAGTTGATGCTCTCTCTGGATCAATCTTTTTTTCCAATATATCAATAGCACTATCTATAGATTTTGTTGTAGCATCAACAATCGCTTTTGTTCCTTCCGCACTAGTATCAAT